GGATTCGTTCGAGCAAAGCTCTATGGTTGGAATTCATAAGGGTAGTTGTTTGCATAAGGGTAGCTGTTTGGTTGTGTGTGTGTGTGTGTGGCCGCTTTATTCTTCACCGGATTCGGTGTTGATGATGAGGTCAGCCACCTGGCTGACAGTCCTTCCCCAAGCGTTCCACTCGTTGAGACAGGATGTCAGGCTGGCATGACCGTCGAGGCGGGCCAGCTCCCCGAGTTCGTGTTCGGTGGCTGATCCGCTGGTGTCGATCTCATAGCAGGGGGTTTGATCCTCCAAGAGATGGCGGAAGTCGTTTTTGGTGAGTTCAGGGTTCATGCTGATTTTTTGGTTGGTGTGTGTGTGTGTGTGTGTGTGTGTGTGTTTTTTAATGGCGGGGCTTGCCCTTGTCCGAATTCGGACAAGGGTGGGAATGACTCTCAGACGTATTCATGGGCAAGAACGTATTCCCCGGCGTCGTTCAGCAGGATCGCGGTGGAATCTTCGGAATACCAATCCCCGGCAACGCTGACCGCGTCACATCGGAGAATATACCTATCTTCAGGGTAACTCCAGACAATGCGGTCGTCGTCAGCGGAGTAAATGTTTCCACCAATTACGACGGCGTCATTCTCCGAAATCCAGTATCCATCGATGTCCTGCACTTCCCCGTCATGCGGGTCGGCTCCTTCGACCAAGGTAATTCCGCCGTTGGTGTGCTCCAGCAGGGAACACCCGTCATAATCGGGGTCATCGTCGTCCGGGGCGGCGTTTACCAACTCCCCCTCGGGGGTCAGAATCCGGAACGTATCGGCATAGGGGAAAAATGTCCCCCTGGGAAAGCTACCGCAGGAAGCAGGGGCGACGCGCAGATCGAGGGACTTTTGCCGCCCATCGGGGAGGATCACTTCCCGGAGATAGCCGTTGCTTTGCCGAGCCTTAACAGCCCATCCCTGCGCCTTGGCATGGGCCAAGAAGGCTTCCGTCGTCTCTGGATTAACGGCGTAGATACGGTCCAAGAAAGGGCAGTCAAGCCCCTCCACGGAAGTCCACAGAATCGCCCGGGCAAGGAACTTCCCATCTCCACGCTCAATAACAACCGGGTGGCACGGGAAAAGCCCGTAGAACCCTCCTACGGGCTGATCCCACATACAAGAATTTATGGCATCGGCCTGGTCTGGATAGTTGTCCGAAGCATAAGCCTCGCCAAAGGACACATCCTCTCGGAAGGTGATCGCGTCCCGTTGCTCCAGGGCGCGGAATTTCTCGGAGAACTTTCCGAAGATGTGATCGGGGAGTTTGGCCACGATCCGGGGATGCAGGACCGCACGAAGCCACTTGGCGGGCTTGACGGATTGCCGCCCCTCTCGTTTCCAAGTGCCGTCGTCGTTGAACTTCTGCTCCCGGCCCGGAGGACAAAAGGTGACAAGGCCCTCAGATTCCCGGAAAGCAAAGAAGTTGCCAACCTTGGTCAGAAGATCGGGATTCAAGAGCCGGGACCGCCGAAAGTCCTTCTGCTCATACGCCCGGAGTATTGCCCGGCTCCACGGGCACCCGTCGTCGGACAGGCACTTCAACACGTCCACGACCGACTTGGCCAGCCGAAGCTCGGCAAAGGGCGGGACCGTGGGAGTGTATCCTTCCACGGGATGGAAGGTTCGAGCCCCGTCGGGAATCCCGACAAAGGTGTTGCGAAGAAGCCTATTAAACTCCTCTCGGCTATTCGGGAAGACGTGTTCAACGTCCCCCGTCACGGTAGAAACCCAGGAATAAGTTACAGAATCCGATGTCACGGATTCGATGCGGATATTACGAGAAAACCCCACACCCGTAACTGTATCACCGGGCCGATAGGCCAGGATGCGACTAAGGGGCGGGTTGAAGACGGGGTTGGTATAGAATCGGTTCATAATGTTGTTGGTTTGGTTTGGTTGGTTGGTTGGTTGGTTGGTTTGGTTAGGTAGGTGGGCGAAAGACTTTGGGGCAGCGTGTTGCCGGGGATTTCTCCCCGGCTTTTGCCAGTTGTCTTGCATCTCATTTCAGCCAGCGGCAGGAGTCCTGGGAAAGTCTCCCGATGCCGAGCCATTTCTTGTGCTCGAAAGTGGGCTTGCCGCCTTCTTGCGACCGCATGACGTTCCAGGCGGCGAAGCAGGGGATGTCTCCCGGGACAAACTCGCCACGTTGCCGGATGTCCTCGGACGTCCGGGCGATTTGGGCGAGGATCGGCGCGGCGAAAACCCCGAAGATGGCGGATGCGCCTTGTTCGGCGCAGTGACCGAGCAGTCCCGAGACGCAGGCGAGCACATCGCCGTTGTCGCGGAGGTCCATTGCCCCAAGAGTCGTCCCCTCGGGTGTGACTTCGAGGGCGTATCCCATGCGGGCCGCATCCTCAATTTGCCCGGCTGTTGGCTGGTGCCGGGAGAACCAGATTGCTTTCTTCATTTTGTTTTTTGATTGTAAGCGAATGTTGTGATTTTCATGCGCTGCTTGTGCGATATTAAAGTCCAAGTTTCGCAAATGCGATGCCCAAGCTGTTCCCGAGTTCAGCTTTCTTATTTTCCGCATCCGCCTTTCGGCGGGCGGCGGCAAGTTTTTCTTCCAACTGCCGGACCTCGCTCCAGATGGTGTCTGTCTCAGCATTGAAAGTGGCTGGGTCAAAGCCGGACAACGAGGCGGCTTCCGCCTGAACTTCCGCCAGGCGAACGGCAGCTTTGTCGCGGGAATCCCGCGCAAAGCGAACCTCCCGCGTCAGGCGGGCCAACTCGTCAGCACGCTCGGAGGCTTCTTTGGCCTCCGCGTTCAGACGGGCAATTTCCGCCTTGGCCGCCTCAATGGCGGCAAGTTGTTCCGCCGTCGCGGGCTTGCCGAATTCCGCTTCGGCAGCGGCCACGGCGTCGAACCTCTCCGCAGCCTTCGGCCAATGTTGGCGAACGAAGGCGTCGAACAGCCCCGGCTTGAGTGTCGGGGCTTTTGTGGCGAGGAAGCGATACGCTTCCTCCCAAGAGGCTTGGGGCCAGGTTTCGCCCGTATCCCAGTCCTGAAACCACGTCACGAACGCCGTGGTGTCGTGGTGGAGAATCTCGTAGTCCGAGTTACTCCACTTGCCCTTTTTCTCATACCCGGTGTTAACGGCGTGACAGACGCCAGCGATGCTGCTCCCCGCAAATTTGTGGGGAACCCCATCAGCCGTGACTAAGACGGCCACGGGGCGGCGTCCCCGACTCATTATTCCATCATTCCATTTACTCTTCATTCTTTTGACTAAGGGCATCTCACCCGCTCGCTCCGAAAGGTTAACTGGTCCCTCGACGCGCCGGAGTCCCGCGCTTTGGGAGTCGATGCCTACCACAGCCTCGACACTAGATTCATATTGTTTGCTTGGTTGGCGGGGAGGCTTGTCCGGATTCGGACAAGCCGCGCCATCCTTGCGTTCAGTCCTTTTTGGCCTGGAGGGAGAGATAGGCGCGGCGCAAGGCCACGACGGCATCATCCCCGGCAAGTTCCTGGGCACGGGCAATGAGAGACGCGATCACGTCCTTCAACTCCTCGCTTTTGTCAACTTTAGCAGCGGACTTGGCGCGGGCCCTGAAGCCAAACTCCAACAGGGCTTCCGACACACGACGGCGATCAATTCCGTGCTCTTTGGTGAGCAAGACGCGGACACGAGCGGCGGCGTCTTTCTCGCCGAAAACCTCAATCGCGGACTTGACGGCGGCCTTGGCGGCGGCCTTCGCGGACTCCGCTTTGTCGCGGAAGGCAAGACAGGCCGCTATGCTCACGGCGGCAAGGTTACAAGGATTCACTGTAGCAGAGAGTTCTGCTTTGTTAGGTGTAAGGTTGTTCATAAGTTTTTGTTTTGTTTTGTTTTGAACGGTTTAATGGCTTGTCTCTTCAGTGCTTGGATAGCCAATCACAAGCAGACAAGACGGTGGATCACTCCGCCGTCTTGTTTCGACAAATCTGGCCGTTGGCTTTCCGTGCGGTATGAAGACCGCTCCGACATCAAAAAGGATGCGGGAAAGGTGGCGACCAAGGTTGAAATGGTGCTATTGATTTGTTCGAGTCCCTTCAGCCGTGTAATGGGCTTGACTGGGTAAAGCAGCCCCTCGAATCAAATAAACTGGGCCACTAAAGGAAAAAAGCGGGCGGCTTTTTTCGACTATCTGGACTCCCACCTCGCAAACAGCTTACTTGGCCAGTCGGCTTCAGCGTTGCAAGGCTTCCGTGGCAATCCAAGCAGGCTTACTTGACGCTTCCGCTTCAGCCTATCTTGGACGGGTTCCAGAGCGTGCCTATCGTATGGACCTACGCTTAGACTTTCCCCTCTTGCGAGATTCACCAGCGTCTAAGATACCGCCCACTTTTACGGCGTGGAGGCCGGACTTTCGTCACAGCCTATTGGAAACGGGTGGAAGTAAGGGCAGGAAAACGTAGCCACGGCTACAACCGCTTGACGGGACCCAGGTAGCATGGTATCAGGGGAACATGGCTAAAGTAGCAACCGGGGAAGATGGATTCATGGGAGATGAGAAACAACAGGAGATTGCTCGCATCTACCTGGAAAACGACGGCTTATCATTTCCGGAAGTGGCCGATAAGCTGGGAGTGAACGCCGACACGGTGCGCCGCTGGGCGAAATCCGAGGGAATAGTGCCCGCTTCTGTAAACCGCAGAGTAATCGTAAAACGTATTACAGTAAAAGCAAACACGCCCGCTTTGCAGGCGACTCTGGACCAACTATTTACGAAGACTAAAGGGGACAAGGAAGCGATCTTTGACGAGCATTTACATGATGTTGCGTGCGCTATCCCGTTGCTCATCAAACAATTACCAGCGGAAGAATGGTTCACCAAAGCGGAAAAGATTGCCAAGCTAGTCGGCATGGCCAGGGAGATTCTTGGCAAGAATGGAACAGTTCAAAATAGCACCCGCCCACCCGTATCAATCTCCATTTTGTCCGGCGGACAACCGACAATTAAAGAACTAAAGGCCCAAGTCATTGAGTTGGAACAAGATGCCGAGGCCGAGGCTACGGGGTGACAACCCGTAGGGCCACCAAGAAAAAAGGATTCTTGGGGACCGGGCAAAGGGGTGGCGGGGGTGTCACCGGGGAGCCTTTAGAGCCAGCGGAAAACGTATTGGGGACACCGTAGAAAAATTGCCCTGCAAAAACGGTTTTTGAGGTCTCAACTAAGCGTGGTAGTATAAAAACACCAAATTTTCCCGGAATCGGGTTGAGGGGCAATTCCCCTAATTTCCTATAGGCTAGTAGGGATTACGAGGTCTCAACTAGATCAGGTCTCAACTAAGGACGTTTTTGGCCGATTAACAGATTCAAAAGTAGGTCTCAACTACACGTGGTATAGGGAATTAAGGCTTTTTTCTTTACTACCACGTGTAGTTGAGACCTACTTTTTTATCTGTTAATTAAACTAAATATACTAACTCTCAACTAAGCAAATGGTATAAGAAAAAAAAATATAGTATTTTTATAAATAGGTGTTTTTTGAGGAGGTTTTGAAAATGTATTTACATTGTAAGTTGCTATTTTTTCCTGGTAAATAGTTTTTCGTTTTCTTATGTTTTACTACCCTTGCTTAGTTGAAACCTCAAGTTTGAATCTGTTAAAAGGTCTCAACTAAGCGTTAGGTCTCAACTAAACCTGCTTAGTTGAGACCTCAGAGGGTTTTTGGGGCTCTTTTTGGCCCGTCTTTTGACCCCGTTTTTGCTAGTTTTTGTTCCCCTGTTCCCCTGTTCCCCTGTTCCCCGCTGACCTTGTTTCCCCTCGAACCATCTTCCTTGTTTCCCCTCGAACCATCCTTTTTGTTTTCGTGAAACCGTCTTCCGTGTTTCCTTAAGAACCCGTTCCTTCTTACTTGACACCTCCGGGGGCTTGGGTATATTTGTCCTCACACGTATGCAAAAAACCTTATCCGCCGAGACCCGTGCTAAAATTTCTGCTGCCAAGCGGGGGAAGCCTTTGAGTCCTGAAGCCATTGCCCGGCGACCTAAGAAGCGTTCTGCGGAGACCCGGGCTAGGATTGCGGAGTCTTTGCGGCGGATTTGGGCCGAGCGGCCCGCCGATCATCCGGCGAGAACAAGAATCCTGGAGACCTTGAATCGGGTTCGTCGGGTGGGGTCTCCTGCCGTTGTGCTTGGTTCTGTGGCTCCCGATCCGTCTCGGTTGGGTAATCAGTCGATTGAGGAGTTAAGAGCCAAGGCAGCCCGTTTGGAGGCCCGTGGACATTTGAAGGCCGCTGCGGTTATTCTTGATTATTGTGCTCGGGCGTCTGGGCGGCCAGTTCGTCCCAGTCAATAAACAGAAGGGTATCGGGGCCCTTGCCTCGTTTGGTGACGCCGGAGAGCAGTTCTGGAAGCGTCAGGATGGCTTTGCGCAGTTCATTGTTCAGGGGGCCGGGCATGAAGACGTTGATGAACTCCCGGTGCAAGTCCTCCATGAAACCCTGCCACAGTCCGCCCGGGGCATATTCTTTGGCGAAGTCGGTCAGGTTTTGGGCTAGTCGTTGTTCTAGTGGGGGTTCTGGTTCTTTACCTCCGACGCCCACAGGCCCCGTGCCGCTTCGAGATTGGCTCCTGCGGAGTTCTCGAATCAAAAACGCCTCTGTGTCCCCGTGCCGCGTTCTGAGGAGTTCTGCGGCCTCTGAGGCGTCCCACGTTAGGACCGACCCATTCATGGCCGCGAAGGCTCCTTTGATGGGACCGTTGGCCGGGCCGTCTGGAGAGTATTCAGCTTCCAGTCCGGCAGCCGTGGAGCGCAGGACAAAGTAATCCCCTTCGCGCAGCAGCGCGGCGATTCCTTTATCCGTGGAGATGAACATAGACGGATTAGTTTTTGTATAAGTCGCCCTCGTGCTCGTCCTCGGGCGGCAGAGCGGCGAACCATGCCTGCCAGATGCGCAAGGTTTCGGGGTCGATCCCGGCGAGAATCTCAGCGTTTTCCAGCAATTCGGCGGTATCCGAGTCTGCGGTGGCCGAAAATTCTTCCAGAATATCGCCCACCTTGATCCATGCACCCACCAGGGCGATAGTCGGGTCGGCTCCGGGGAACAAGAACTCGCGGCTATCGTTGACTGGGGGGTCGTTGGGTGCGGGGGTGCTTGTTACCGAGATTTGAACGTGGTAGCCCAGAAACCCGGATTCGTTGTGACGGGGTTGGAGGGAGACGGTGTAGGAGGGTGGTTTCACGGGATTTCTTCTAATTCGGGTGGGGGTGGGTTGATTTGGTAGGAGTGGATTCGGCGGATTTTTTTAGGCAGTCTGGTTATACCGGAATTGTGGAGAGACGACAGTGCAGACAGTTTCATCCCGATTAGTCGGGGGGTAAGTCCTTTGAGGAGAGAATTGGTCAGGGGGTTTCCCTGCAACGCCGCGTAGAGTTGCGAGCAGGTTCCGCACCATGGTTCCCCGGCAGCTTCTTTGCGGATGAACTCGTCATCGGAGGTCCACAGGATGGAGAGTAGTTCTAGCAGGTCTCCCGACGAGCCTCCCAGCAAAGCCTGTGCGCGGATTTCTGGATGAATGAACGAGCGCATACCGAAGCGGCCATAGCCTTCGGTCAGGAACTTAGGGGGGTTCCAGTGAATTAGCCAGCGCAGAAAGTAGGGAAGTTGGTTGGTGACGTTTTTGGTGGTCACTTTGCGCACGGGGAAGTGGAAAGTTTTTGTTTTGGCCAGTTTGAGGATGAGGAGTTTATCGGTGATGGTTCGGTCCAAGTCGGGGATGAGTTTGAGAGATTCCGGGTCTTCGTTAAGGGTGACGCAGAGGCGGCCATTGTAGGGGATGCTTTGGGAATCCACGTATTTGGGTTGGTAGAGAACCTTGGAGTTGGCCACGAAGGCTTTGATGGTTTCGGTAAATAGCTGGTGGGTTCTCCTGTCCAGCCCGGCTTCCCCGTCGTCCACTGACCAGAAGCCCACTTCGAGCAGGGACCGATTGAACTTGGATTGGCCGAGCAGGTATTCGGTGGCTTTTTCGCGGCCTCCGAGTATAGATTCCATGAACACTTCGTTGAAGAGAGTTTTGCCCCGGTCTTTGTCCCCGGCCAGGAAGAGGGCGTGGCCTTTTTCCGGGGTTCCGTCGCGGGCACTTTCGTAGGCTTGTTTGATCCAGCAGAGCAGGTAGATAAGTTGGTTCCGTGGGTCATCGAACAGGCTCCAGAGCCATTGGGCGATGAAAGGAAACCCATCTCCCCAGCGATAGGGATTCCGGGCGGCGGGGCGTAGTTTCTTACGGCGTTCGGCGTAGGGGATGTCGATGTCTTCGGGGGCTGGGTCCATGACCCGGACGCGGGCGGTATTGAGGAAGCGGCGGTTGTTGAAGCAGACGACCTCGCGTTTGTCGAACACGAAGGGCAGGAGGGCGTCGATGCGGCGGTAGTCTTGGATGTATTGGACAGCCTGTTCGACTTCAGAAGCCGTGTTGTGGGAGGGTGGCTTGCGGCTCAGGTTCCAGTTATTGATTAGTCGGCGTTGCACGTCCCCGAGGTTCTGGGGTTCCCATAGGTGTGAGCCTCCGGGGCCTCCGGAGAGCTTGACGTAGTAGTTTTTGTTACCATGTGGGAGGTAGTAGAAATTCTTGGCCACTTGGCCGATTTTGTTATCCTGCCATTTGCGGATGAAATCGCGTCCCAGCAGCTCCTCGTAAGAATGGAATCCTTTGGCCGAGGAGAAACGGTAGGCTCCCCGGGTTGTATAAATCGTGCTTGTCGGGTTTGTCGCGGTGTCGTCCCAGACGGCTGGACCCCGGCAGCCATCGACAAACGGAATATCCACTGGCCAGCGTCCGGGGTAGCGTTCGTTGAGTTTGTCCAGAATCGCTTCCATGGGAATTTCGACTAGTTCGCTACTGAGCCCAAGCGACTTGGATTTCCGAACCGTGGAGAAGAAAACTCCGTCTGCGTCCGCTGCGGAGAAGGGGTCTTGGTTAATCCGATACCAAGTTCCCCGGGCGTCATAATACGTGGACGGTTTGATGAGAGCGGCCTCGTCCAATCCGGCAAAGATCGAGCCCATGTGAACGAGCTTGCGGAATTCTTGGATGAACATGGGGAGGAATTTTTCCGGCGTCCCTCGCATGGAGCAAGGTTCGGCAAATTCCCAAATTAGCCGGAAGTGTCCGGAGGGAGTCTTTTGCAGGTAGCTTGGGGTCAGCGCGGGTTTGTCGGCAAAAAAGTCTTGGACGTGGGCGACCTGTTCTTCCTCGGTTCCCGGGGCCGTGGCATCGTAGTCTGCGATGATTCCATGCACCAAGGCGACCGGGTTTCCTTCTTTGTTGGAGACGCGGAGTTCCGGGTTGAGTCCTTCAAATAGCGAGAGGATTGCGGTTTTGGTGGTGGCTGAGGCGAGCCAGGCGCGGCGTTCTTCTTTTTCCGTTTGTCCCGGCCCGGCTTGGTTGGCGATCAGGGCGGCGTCGTTGGGGTCGGTGAAGGTTTGGGCTATCTCTCGGGTGACAAGGTTGGGGATAGAGAAGTAGGTGGCCATTGGGACGGGTGGTGCTGGTTCTGGAGATGGTGCTAAGTTTTGTAGCCAGTGCTACAATTTACAGGGGCAGGTGGAAGGGACCGAAGAATTTGGTCCCTTCGGCTTCCAATAGCTCGAAGGTTCCGGGCACGTCTTCACCCGGGTAGTAAACCTCCGACATGCCCCACTTTCGGCACCAGCGCACGTAGAAGCCCGGGGTTTCCGGTTTGTTGGTCCACCGGGCGGGGATTTCCACTGGGGCTTTGGTCAGGGGGTCGGTCTGATTGCCCAGAGCTTGGCGCAGGCAGATTTCCACTTCCATAGGGACTTCGGTTTCCTTGTGCTTCATCTCCGAGCTGGGGACGTTATCCGTGTTGATGATGATACGGATAGTCCCACGGTCTTTCGTTTTGATGTAGAGAGACCGTTTAGCCTCCTTTGCTTGGGATTTAACCCGGCGTTTTGGGATGTTGGGAGTTGTTTGCATAAGTTAGTCGTCGGTGAGAGTCAGCTCGTATCCATGTTCCCTGAGCCATTGGTCCCTCCGTTTCACCGCTTCAAAGTAGCTTCGAGTGGCCCCGAGGGCGATGCTTCGGACTTTGCCGTTGTGGTGCTTGCGCATTTCCCAAGTTCCCGATTCCATTCGGATCAGGTGGCGGCGATCTGTGATGACTTTCCCGTCGAGCAACCACCGGACGTATTCGTTTGACTTCCATCCGAGTTTTTCGCAGGGCAGAAGTTCCCGGGGGATTCGGCGCGGGGCTGCTTTTGGGAGGGTAAGGATTTCGGAACAGAAGCGAACTCGTTCCAGAGCTTCTTGCGCGTTCCGGGCTCCTTGTTTGACGGCTTTGTAGTTGGCGAGCATAATTTATTTGTGGGTGAAGTTTAAGGTATGACACCCGATTCCGTTTGTTGTTAGAAGGTTTATTTTGCTTCCGAGTATTTTTTGCAGATGGTGGCCTCGGCGACCACGGGCAGGGTGGGAGCCCATGCGGGGCTGATTCCCATAAGCCGTTCAATTTGGTCGCGGTGAAACTCGGCTTCCGTTTCGGGAACCTCGATGACGACTTCGTCATGGACGTGCAGGGCAACCTTGTAACCGTGTTCGTGGAGTCGAAGGAGCCCGTCGGCAAAAACGTCCCGAGCTAACCCTTGCGTTATATTTTCTGTGCAGATTCCTCCGTGAATCCGTGTAACCATTTCCCGTCCGTTGCGCATGATGTCGCAGATAACTTCGTGTCCGCCGCCCTCTTTGACGGGGATTCGGCGGAAACGGCACTTGCGATACCGGATGCTGCGCCCCGAGGGAAGTTCCAGTTCCACGTCCTCTTGTTTGGCGGCGGCGTTTTTAAGCAGAGCCCCGAGACTTTTCCACAGGGCCACCAGTTTGGGGCGTCCCGTTCGGAAGGTCTGAATGATCTCCCAGCTTTTGAGCAGTGCGTGTTGTTCCGTGGGGTCGGAGTTTTCCAGGTCTTTGATCCATTCGGTTCGGTTGACCGCGACCGCGTAGTTTCGGTAGGCGTCCAAAGTAGTTTCCTCTTTGTCAAGAGGGGCGGTCAAAACATCGGACATACCGAAAGCTTTAAGCATGTCCACGAAGCGTTTATGGCCGACCTGATACCCCGCTCCAAGGACGGAAATTTTGGCGATTTTGTATCGAATATCCCCCTTGTCCCAAGTTTCGTTCGGGTCAAGTCCCATCACTTGCCGGGCATAGACGATGTAAGGGGAGATACCTTTGGCCAGTTCGGAGAGTGTTTCATGTTCCCCGGCCAAGAAGGCCAGGCAGCGGGGTTCGATCTGAGCCAAGTCCGAGACGACAAAGACTTTTCCTTCTGGGGCGACGATCATGTCCCGGACCTTCACTCCGTAAAGTTCTTTGGCCGGGAGGTTCTGAGCGTTGATGCCCCCTCCCCCACTCCAGCGAAGAGTTCCGTTGGCTCCCGCGTATTTGATTTCGTATTTCCACCTTCCTTCAAAGACTCGGCGGCGTAGAGCTTCGATTCTTTTGAGCAGTGCGTTGGCTCTCCGGTAATCTCGCATTGCCCCGACCCACGGATACTTCTCTCCGTATTTATCTTCCCATTCGGCGCAATCTTCAGAATCCAGAGCCAGCGATTTGGGGCAGGGAAGCCCTGCATCCCGGCATTGCTCGGCCAACTTTTTGGGCGACAGTGGGACGCTCTGGGGATCGTCGGGATTAAACCAAGGCAGTTTCGTTCCCGCCTGCCAGATGACGTGCTTCAGGGAGGCTTCGGCGGATTCCATGCTTGCGGTGTCCGCTCCGATTCCTTCGGCGGCCCACTCGCGGGTTAGTTTGGAGAGCAGGCGTTCCTTCTCGGGCCAAAGGGATTCGTAGCGTTGCCAGATTTCCAGCGTGTAGCGGGAGTCATTGACGGCGTATTCCATGACCTGTTCCCGAAAGTCCGGGGTCATATCGAGCCATTCTTTGCCCTTCATGGCCGTGTCGCGGATACTTTTGTCCACACTAACCCCGAGAGCGGTCTCGGCGGCTCCTTTGAGGGATCGGGGCAGTCCGACGTAGGCGGCCATGTCAGCGGCGTCCACCAGTTCGGCGGGCTCTGGAATGTCCAAGCCGAGTTCGCGCAAGCGGCGAAACGCCTGCATCTCAAAGGAGGCGTTCCAGACGACGATGCGGTTGCCTTTGAAAAATGACCAGTCAATGTCTTTGGGATGTCCGACCAAGTGCCTTCCGTCTTCGGCGACTACCGTGGCCAGATAGATTTGCTCCAGGCTCAGGGAGTTGAAGTAGCCATAGGAGCCTTGATCCGTGACGGTTTGGTCGCCGTCGTAGTAAGTCTCGAAGTCAACGGCGTAGGTTTTTACTTTGTGCATATAGGTTTTGTTGAGGGTTTTTGCAGGGATTCGGGTTTGAAAGAGTGTCCGCAGTCCTCACACACCCAGTAAGGCCGCCCCGCATAAGTTTTAGCCGATAGGGTTCCGAAGGTGCAAAAGGGGCAGTCTTTTTCATACCGCAGGGTTGGCGGGGCGTAGTTGCTCCCCGGCTTAGTTTCGAGGTCGTCTTGCTCGGATTGCAGCAAGAGTTCACAGCCCCGGTCTTTAACGTGTGAAGGGTTTTGTTTCATAGTTGGTTTCTGCGTGATCCTGTTGGCCACAAGCGGCCATTCGTTCGTGATGTAGCTGTCGGTCAGCTTGTGCGTTCGGCGAATTATAAATCTCGTGCATCATTTCGCGGGTAGATGCTCCTTGAGCCCGCCGCTTCTGGGCCTTGTATAACGAGTCAGCCAATATCTCTGCTGCCCGCGTGAGGCGTGTTTTTGCCCTGGCCATGTCATCAATGTAGCCACTACATGCGCCGGGGCCGCTGCGTATGGTCGAAAAGTCATTTATGGCCTCCTGTAGCTCCATTAACGCCAAACAAAGCGGTTGAGGATCGGTGTTTGGGCATGTATCCACGGCGGCTGAAACTACTTGCCAAACATATCGGTAGGCTTCGGCTATGCGACGGGCTTCAGCTAGGTCTTTGCGTAGTTGCCTAGCCTGTCGGCACAAATCTTCTGTCCCTGTTGACTCTCTGCAAAGCGCATCAGCAACGTCATAATACGCCTTCTCGTAATCTTTTTGCGTTTTTTGGTTCATTGGTTGTCCTCCTTGCTGGCACCCGCCGCGCCAGCGGCTAGGTGTCGGTCATCACGGACGTTCGCAGCAGAAACCATGACTTCCGACTTGAGCAGTTCGACCGTGTTCTTAAATGCGAGTGCCAAAAGCTCGGGCGGCATCACCAGGTCATAGACACTCCCGCTGCGGGCCATCCCCGCCATGACACAATCGGCGATGTATTCGAGCACGTCCAACAGGTTCACGTCTTCCGGCACACCGTCGTCTTGCGCGAGGTGGTGGCGATGGATTTTCCGGTGGTTGTCCCACCATCCAGTTTGCTGGAAGCCCGTCACGAAGTCTTCGTGGAACCAGTCGATGGAGGTCAGCTTGTCGTAGTCGTGTTCCCCAGCAGCTTCCGTGAGCTTTCCGATGAAGAACGCCATTGCCTTCACCACGTCCTTGATGTGGGCGCGGCTTGAAGCGAGGAGTGTTTCCTTGGTGGTGTTGGCAAAGGCGCAGGTCCGTGTGTCTGCGGTGGCGGATTTTGTTATCTCAATCATAAAATTATGCGAACAAAGTGATCGACCGAACAGCTACCCGCTGTTCTCGTCGGATTTGGTTTCGGGCCGTGATGCAGCGGGTAGCTGCCGGTCATCGCGGACGTTTCGGGACAAAGCATCTATGCCAAATCCTAGTAGTTTTTCCTAGATCGTATGAGAGTAAGACCTCGCCATTGTAGAACCTTTCAATCATGGCTTCTTTCCCGTGCAGCGAGGTTCCGGGGTAATCAATCTTCCCACGCATCCCGATGTGCCAGTGTTCAGGTGGGTAGTTTAGATTCATAGTTTTTCCTCCCGTTGCGGCCATTGCGCCGTCCGTTTGTCTATTGTGTGGTCTATCACGCCAGCCTTGCAGGTTATTACATATTCATCGTCCTCCCATAGCTCTCTGCTCGAAAGCTGCCGAACAAGTCACTGGAGCGAACAGCCCCACCCTCTGCTATTATTGCGTCTGGTTTATTGTTCATCTTTCTAATTTTCCGGCGATTTCTGCGTCCATGAGAATTGCACAGGAGGCGGCGATGTGGGCGGCGTGAGGGATGCCGCTATCTGCGTCTTCCCAGGCTCCGCTGTGCATGGCCATGATGTGGCGAAGCATTGCGGCAACGTAGGTGCTTTGTTTGATACCGCTGGTTCTCCAGTTCCAAGGCCCGTATTTCTCGGCTCCGTGACCCAGCACCCAGGCAGTATGTAAGAGGGCAATCGGGGGCAGCAGGTCCATGGGGCATTTCTTGGAGCCTTCCACGGCTTTGGGGTCGTCGTCGTCTTTGGCTGGTTTCAAGCCGTCAAATAGAGAAGGGATAAAGTTCCCCCGTTCGTCATATACCGGGATGTGACGCCAGCGAGCGATGCAATACTCGGCGCGGGCTCCGGTGGAGTGTTGCCAGCCGTCCAGCATGACCACGGCGTTCACGTCAAGGAGGGCTTCCACGTCCCGCCGCAGGGCTTCTTCCTGAAATTCTTTGGTGAGAGTTGGGGGTTCCAAATAGGGGTTCGACGGGTCAAATCCGTTTTCCCGGTTCATGTCTGCCGGGGATACAACGGTCCACCCGAAGAGTTTCCAGAGATCGCGGACTCGGTCAAATTCCGGGAAGTTGAACAACGGTTTCCCGGTCATAGGTCCGGCCAGGTAGAGGCGTTCCGAATTTTTTGCGATTGGTATGTTTGAAGTGCTGTCGGTTGAAGAAGTCATAGCTGTGAAAATAAGGGGGTGCGAGGCAACGCCCCACACCCCCAAGGGTTTACTGGAGGTTCGCCAAGAACTCTTGCAGTTCTGGCGAGGTTCGGCCCGCAGGTTTAAGGCGCGGCAACAGCCAGGTGTTGCCGTTGCGGGCGGCTTTGGTAGCCGTGATCTCCCACCAACCCGATTTCATCCCGCCCTTTTCCGGTGAGAGGAACGACCGTTTGGCTTGAATCAAGGTTTTGCCGACCGTCCCGAAAGCGGTGCGAGCCGCAAAGAAGAACGCCAGGGCTCCCGGACCTTCGGGGGACTCGTAGGAAAAAATGAAGGGTTCATCGGTTCCCTCGGGTTGTGGAATCCAGAACAGAGCCTTCACGACTTCGGCCACGCGGGGCAAAGTCGGATGGTTCCACTCCGTCGTGAACCCGTCGTCCAGAGCTTCCTTGAGTGTCTGGAACATCTTGGGGATGCGCTGTTCCCCGTAGGTGATTTGCTCCTGCCAAGCCATCCCAAACTTGACGCAGGCCAGCTTGAGGGGTTTGTCCATCACCCCGATTTTGACGGGCTCGACTGTTTTGCTTCCGATGATCCACGCCCCGATTCCAAACTCTTCAGCTTGGGTGGAGGTCTTGCTGACCAAGCGCAGGTTGGGGTGCGACTCGTAGCGGCTGGAGTTGAATTCCCCCACGGCGTCGTCGTCTTCGACATAGGTGTCGGGAAGAACGGCGGGTGCGTGGGATTGACTTGGAACCACAGCGGTTGAGACTGCTGGGAGTTCCACGGTGGGTTCCGCGACGGGCGCGGATTCTGCTTCGGTGAATGACATTTTAGCCATAGATATACTTATTACGTTGGTTTGTTGGTTTACTTACTTGATCTCCCGAAGCAACAGCGTCGGTGATCCGGAGGACAGCGCAGACGCCTCAGTAAGACGCATGGTTAGTTCCCCCAAACTGGCTTTCTTGCTTCCTCGCGGTTGCTTTTCTTGCCAGAGTTTTTCGAGCGCACCAATTTTCAGGTCAGCGGCACTCAAAAGTTCTTCTGCGGTCAAAGTATCTTTGACAGCTTCGTAGGCTCCGAGAGCGTCCGTGATTTCTCGGACGCCCCGGCGTTCGTAAAGTTCAAGACCCGGGAGGTCGTTTCCTTCCATGCGGGATTCCAAGGCAGCCTTGCGCCACCCTTCCGTAGCGGTCTTGAGGATCGGGGCGATGCGCCACAGGACGGCCAGAGTTTCGGGGTCGGTGATTTCGGAGCCATGAACGGACGCAGCGGGAAGCGCATATTTGTCTGTCTCCCCGAGGTATCGGTTGGCCAGCTCAACTCCGAACTCGGCCCATTTTCGACACCGCCCGATCTTGGCGCACCAGGAACAATGGCGACCCACCCTTAGAAGGGAGGGGTCGTTGCTCTCGGCTTGTTCGATGATCTTTGCCACGGCGGCAGAAAAGTAGTCGTAGTGTTCGGCGCGGGTAAACGTCTCGGTGTCCACCTCGTCCAAAAACGGCAGCAGGACCCACACCCGTATAGTTTCGATTTGTGGGAACTTATCCCACACCCCCACGCAGTAGGCCCAGAACTGTGGGCTGTCTGCTTTATACCCCCCGGCATACGAAAACTTTAGGTCGATTAAGTCCGCAGCCTTGTCTTGGGTGAACACATGGTCAACGTGGCCTTTCTGGTCGAGCATGTGAACTTGAATTTCTCGGTGATGGGTTCCCTTGAACCGCTTCAAGAATTGCCAACATTTGACAGCGGCTTGGGTAAGCTCTGCATCTTCGGGAGCCATCTCAAAGTTTTCTTTCTCAACCATTTCATGGCCGAGGCTCCCACGGTCTGCCGCGCTTTTGTCGCGGGTCTGGTCGTTCTCAAAGCCGGGGCAGGCCAGCTTGGTCCCCAACGAAGAGGGGCTGTGTTTGCTGTGTTTTCTTTCGGCGTGTTCAAGAACTGTGGGCATTTGCATGACACCTTTTGACTCGTTTTTTTGCTCGGTGTTCAAAAATTCTTTGGCGTCGTTTAGTTTTTCCACACGGCTGGTTTTGGCCAGCAGACTCCGCAGGACTTTTTCTTCCACGGTTCCGGAGGCTACCAGAATACGTTGCAGGGTCAGGCTCTTACCGCCCGCCCGGTGGCAACGACCCAAGGCTTGGATGATTTCTTTTTCATCCCATGACGGGGAAATGAGAGTTGCGCGGGGGGCGTTTCCACTCACGTCATGTAACGACAGTCCGACGCCCCCCGCGCTGGTCATTACCAGGATGACCTTCTCTCTTCCGGACTGAAAACTGTCGATGATTTCTTGTCGCTCCGAAGCTGGCTGGCCTCCGTAGATCGCGCACTGAGTATTCAGTTTCTCCGACAGGGCTTCCAAGGTCGCTCGGAAGTTGACGAAGATAGCTACCTGTTTACCTTCCGCCAACAGGTCCGCAGTCGCTTCGACCATGAAGGGAACCTTGAGGAGTTCCACGGCTTGGCGAGCCCGTAGTTGGACGGTCAGAGGGGAAGGCTTGTCGTCGGCAGAGCTTTGTTCCAACTCGGACAATTCGGCTTCCATGGTTTCGTAGAGTTTTTCGATCTCGCCTTCGTCGCCAAAATCCAATGGTTCGGTGATGACTTCGTTGTCACTGAAAAATTCTTTGAGTTCCTCCCGGGTAAGGTTGCTCCCTTTCTGCCTTCCATAAATTGCCTCACGCATGGCGTTTAAGGCTTCGTCGCCTCCTTTGAATTCCAAGACGCCCCATTGGTTCTTAACGCATCCAAGGAACTTTCGCACGTAGCTGTAAAATCCCCTCCATTTACAGAGACCCAGAGCGTGGAGAGCCGCCCGCATTTCCAGCGGAGAGTTAGCCATCGACGCCGAGAGAAGCATTATCTTGGCGTGGGGAAGTTCGTCTACCGCGTCCCGCACCATTTTGGCGTTCTTGCTGTCTGGTGCTTTTGCTTTCTGAGCTTCGTCGAATACGACGAAACCCACTTCTTTGTTCCAGCAAAAGCGGTCCCGTTCCCAGCGGCCCCATTCCGTGTTGCCAGCCCGGAGTTTTTCCCAGTTGATAACGTGAGCCCCGGGGATATTTGCTTCCTTCAGTTCCCTTTTCCATTGGGGGATTATGGCCTTGGGGCAGACTACCAAGATGGTTCCGGTGGCGGCGGCTTTGGCGCAGGCAATCGCGCAAACTGTTTTACCGACCCCCGTTTCGGACGTGTCGAGGACCGTTTGATTGGTGGATAAACCTGCTAGAAGTCGGGCTACGTGTTTTTCTTGGGGTGGGTAAAGGGTTTTCAAATGTAAAGAAAAGGGCGGTTTTGTTTAATTAAAGGGCTCACATGTAAAAGAATCCTTCATTTTTGAACACGGGATTTGTTTTCCGCAGGTAAAGGAAGTCCATCTGCCACAGGCAGCCGTCCCCGCGCCAAAGAGCATCAACCAGAGTGGCTAAACGGTATCCCTTTGATTCGATGAAGGCGTTGATCTCCCCAAATCTCGGGCTGGTTTCCGTCAGGTGGAAGTTATACACTTCGATCTGAATTGCCGATATTTGGTTGAATAGCTGGCCCAGCGGTTTGAGAATTTCCCGTTCGACTCCGTGGGTGTCGAGCTTGAGAAAAATGTCTTTAGCCTCTCCCGCCAACTCCACTAGGCTGACTGCGGGCTTGTATTCCGCTGCGTTGTCGTAAGACCCGCTGCGAAAGGGGTCGTCAGTTTTGCAGAAAGGAACCTCGGCAATTCCCGGAGCGTGCAGGCATTTATGGACCCAGTGAACGCCCGCCCCTTCCCACTTGTTGGGGTATTCCAGCGGGTCCACCAAGATGTATTCGGCTGTTTGGAAGTGCGGCCAAAGCTCTTTGCTCCAGCGGCCATCGCTGGCTCCCCCGTCGATGATAACCCGGGGGTTTACTCTCTGTAAAAGTTTAAGCGTGGCTTCGTTCATGGTGTGGTTGTCGCAGTCCCCAGTCCAAAATTAACAGGGCGTCCGCTGTGGCCAGCGTGACTTTTTGGTTGGGGAACCGACGCTCGGCTTCTTCCTTGAGCTTGCGCTTCCATTCAGCCTTGGTGGTGCAGGACTTTGATCCCCCTAAGCCAAACCCCGCCTGCCACTTGGCTGGTCGGACCAATTCGATCCGCCAGCCCAAGGACATGAGAATCCCGCGAATAAATCCGGCATTGAAGCCGAATTTGAACATTGCGCTTCCGGGTTGTTTCACCCCAACAAACCCCCCGACTTCTTCAACGTAAGCTGTTTTGTTGTGTGGGAAAGGGTGACACCCGATGCTTCGGAGGAGGTTGACAATTTCCCCCGCCGTTTCCGGCATTTTTGCACTGTGATAGTCCCCGCCTTTGTCTCTCCATGCGAAGCCCCCCGAGAGGCCGGGGTCGATGGCGAGAGTGATTGAGTTTGGTCGGTTATCCACTTGAGGTAGGCTCGGTGAGGAATTCTTACGGTGTGTCCGCACCGAGTTCTTGGTAGCCCCTTGGTGCGAATCCAACAATCTATAGTGCGTTGCTTTACACCCATGATGTCGGCGGCTTCCTTTCTTGTCAAGTAAGGGCGGCTCAAGACGGAATCGACCAGGGAAAGCAGGGGGGTCTTTAGGCGTTCTGACATCTGAACCAGATCGTCTAGTTCGCCGGGGTGGGCTTCGAGGACTTTATTTAGGAGATTTAGCGCGGCGTTTTTTGGCTGTTTCATAGATTTCGGCTTGTATTTTGTTGCTGGATGGGGAAGATCGAGAACCACGCAATGGCGTCGTTTCGGGAAACCAATTTCGCGTAAACGGTCTCCAACATTCGTAGGCTGTGTCCCGCTGTCTTGGATGTCCGGGGCGGGTCCCGGTGAAATTCTAAATGGTAGCTGGCGAAGCTGTGTCTCAGAGCGTTCGGTTTCCAGGAAACTCCGGCAGCTTCGGCCAATGCGTCGAGTTTTTTGTAAAGTTGGTTTGGGGATAGATAGGACACCGGACCGCTTGTTTCCCTCAAAGCCTCCAACCAAGCCGCCGCGTTCCCGGGAATCTCGGCTACTCTGCGGCGGGCTGTCTTGGTTATCGCCGCCCCCAAGATGATGTGGTCTTCGCGGACGTTTTCCCATCTTAGGCGGGCGATCTCCGCAGACCGCAGACCACACAGTCCACCGAACACTAAAAAGGCCCGGATTTTTTTGTTGTCGCAATGTTTTAAGAGGCGGGCAAATTCTTCGGAGGTAAACACTTCGGGCTCGGTTGGGCGCACGGATGGTTTGTCGCTAAGTTCGGCGGCAGTCAAGCGGTCAGTAGGCAGAAATCCGCGTCTTTGAGCAAATCGGAAAAAGGAGATCAGGGTGATGCGATAATTGAGCCGGGTTTTCAGGGCCGCGAATTGTTGGAGAAAAGGGTTAATATCTTCAACACTAATTTGAGAAATTTTCTTGGGGCAGGCTAGGCAAAACTTGTTGAGATGCGCCCGTAGGCTTTGCAGATGGCGTTGGCTTCGCCCCGCGTTTTTTGCGGCGGACAGAAACTCGTCTCGGATTTCCGAAACCGTTGGGGCGTTGAAGGTTTCCTTCAAATCGGGATGGTGCTTTTTGTAAAACTCCAACAGTTCGTTTAGCGGGATGGAAGCCACTTCGCTGGGTTGGCCTAAAACTGAGGGAGTTGCCCGACCTACGGTGGCCACAGATTCCGCGACGGCTTCCGTCATGCGGATAGCTTTGGCGGGTTCTGTCGCCGTTTTTCGACAACGCTGGGCTCCTTCATACCAAGACAGCGTCCAGTAGGGGTTGCCCGATCTTTCAGCGCAGTAAAGGCCGATTTTTTGGCGACCCACTCGCAAGGTGATGCTTTCGCGGGCATTGACAGCTTGGGTGATTTTTTCGAGTATTGTGCTCACGATACGTCTGACAGATTGCTGACAGAGGCGTTCAAAAAAATGTTACAATACTACACAATATAGCCTAATATAACTCACCTCCGTGCTTGATTCTCAACGAGTTACGTAGGGCTCTTCTTTTGGATGGGGGTTTTGGAGGGCGGGTTCGAGCCCCGTAGACTCCGCTTCTATCTAAGAGGCTCCGAGAGGCTTGCTGACAAATGCTGACAAAATGGGCTGAAATTTTCTAGTGCGTTGCGTGGGGAATGTGTTATAGGGTGTGAAATATGCCGACCAAAAAAAGCCGAACTTTGAAGGGGGGCAACGGGGGGAACCCCGTAGGCTCCGTAACGCAATCTGTGGCCACCCAGGTAGTTCCGGGGACTATCAAGTATGGTCGTGATTGGGGGCAGATGTCCGATTTGGAGATTGAACTTTATTGTTTCCGGGAGGGATTGTCCGTCGATGATGGGTTTCCCGGAAAGGCCGAGAACTTTTGGAACATTGTTTCGGTTCTTTGGCCTGACGATGGGGTTTGCCGCAAGCCGTTCTTGCGCCAACCGTGGGCCGAGCGCATGACGCAGGCGGCGTCCGATCACCAAATGCTGTCCATATCGGGGTGTTCGGGGTCGGGCAAGACTGATTGGGCAGCGGTATGGGGGATTGTTAATTGGTTGTGTGATCCGTTGGGAACCAAGGTCATGGTGACTTCCACTTCTCTGAAGGCTTCTCGCCGCCGCATTTGGGGTTCCATTGAGGACTATTGGCTGGCTTTGCCGGACTCGATTCGTCTGTTGGGGAAGTTGGTGACAAGCTTTGGGTTGATCCGGGTTTCGGAGACGACGGGTTTCCGAGCGTCTGAGCGTTGCGGAATGGAGCTAATCCCGGGGGAGCAAAGCAAGGAGAAGGAAGCGACCGGGAAGATTATCGGGATTCACAACAAGCGTGTTCTGTTGATTTGCGACGAGTTGCCCGAGTTGTCCCCGGCTCTGATGCAGGCGGCTATTTCCAACCTGACGAACAACCCGTGGTGTCAGGCTATCGGGCTGGGCAACCCGGCCTCTTACTTTGATGCGCACGGGTTGTTCTCGCAACCGAAGGATGGTTGGAAGTCTATCAACGAAAACACGATGGAGTGGGAGACGGTGTATGGTTTTGCCATCCGGTTCGACGCGACTCAATCTCCGAACATTTTGGCCGGGGAAGTTCTCTTCCCGTTTTTGCCGACGTTGGAGCGTTTGGAGGACGCGAAAAACCGGATGGGGGAAAACTCGTTTGGGTTTTATCGGCAGTGGAGAGGGTTCTTTCCTCCGGAGGGTTCCGAGCAGACAGTGTTTTCGGATACGGATATTGTTTACTTTGAGGCGGATAAGTCGGATGTGCGGTGGGGGGTTCCCCCGATTCCGGTCAGCGGGCTCGACCCAGGCTTCACCAACGACGGGGATCGCTCCGTGGCTTACTTTGCGTTGTTTGGGCAAGATGTGGAAGGGGTTCCGGTGTTGCTTTTTACCGACTATTTAGTTGTTAAGGATGATGCTTCAGACAAAACGACGCCCCGGAATTTTCAGATTGTTCAGGCTTGGAAGCAGGAGTGCCTTCGGCGGGGAGTTACCCCACGCAATGCCGGGGTGGACGTTTCGGGTTCCCCGGCGTTTGGCGACATCGTGGCCCGTGTTTGGAGCAAGGACGTTCATCGGGTCCAGTTTGGCGGCAAGTCAACCATGTGGACCGTGGGAGAAGACAGGGTGGCCGCGCAGGAACGCTACGCCAACCGGGCGACCGAGCTTTACTTTGAGGCCCGCAATTACATGGAGAAGCGGCAGATTCGTGGGGTGGGTCCGGACTTGGCCCGAGAACTTACGGCGAGGCGTTACCTTGTCGGGGGCGGTATCAGCAAGCAGTCTTCGGTGGCGATTGAACCCAAGCGAAAACTCAAAGGCCGGACGGGGGTATCGCCGGACATTGCGGATGCGGCGATTGTGACGTTTGATTTGGTCCGGACTCGGCACAAGTTCAAGTTGGCCAAGCGAATGGGCATCATCAAGGCTGTGAAGAACCTGCTCTTCAACAAGCGGCATTGGAAAGAGGAAGCGTTGACCTTGTTGACGGAGGAAGAATGGCGAGCGGAAAAACGAAGGGGGCGTTCTCCGCGTTCTTTGTGGGCCGAGTATTCCAGTCGTCCGGCGTATCGCGGGGGGTTATCTAGGGGGTTGGCTTTGGTCCGTTAAAAAAACCCTTGCGTTTAGGTGTGTGGCGTTGTATTTCACCCGCAATGTTGCTCTACGTTCCCGTTACCCGCTCCGATTTCCACTTGGCGGCTCCCTTGTTCCGCTGGATGAAGACTCTCGGGGGTCTGGGCCAACATCCGATGGTGGTTGCGTTTGCCCAGTCAGGAATCCCTGACGTGGAGGCCGAGGCGATTCGTAAAGCTTTGTCGTCTTTGGGCGGCTCTACTTTTGTCATCGAACAGGGCAACCACCCTGAGTATGGCTGGCCCCGGTCGGCTAACTTTATTTTTCAGGAAGCTGCGTTCTACGCCGCGCAGAATCAGGCGCATGGGCAGAGCTGTTGGTATTTTTACGAGTTGGACAATGTCCCGCTCAAACCTGGCTGGATAGACGCATTGCAAGCCGAGTATGAGTATCGGGAGCGTCCGTGTATGGGAGTGGTCAACAACACGGTTCGGAAAGGCAATCGGGTCACGGGCAAACATCTTGTTGGGACGGCTATTTATTCGCCGGACATTTTTCATAGGGCTTCCATTTGCAAGCACTTGCATTTGCTGGGAGACCCTTTTGACGTGGCGTTGGAAGTTCAGATTGTTCCCCTGACGTGGGACACTAAACTGATCCAGCATAATTGGTCCACGGCCAAGTATCGCTTGGAGAAGGACCAAGCGTTTTGCGAGAACGCCAAGGATCGTCCGGCCAGTAAGGACTACGCCCGCCCGGTGACTCTTGGAGAGCGCGGGCCTTTGGTCGTCCACGGGGTCAAGGATACTTCGCTGATCCGTCTGTTGGAAAAACGCTTTGAAGGAAAGTAAACCGCCGTGCCCGCTCCCACTACCGACGCTCATTTGCAGCTAGAGCCTTTCCCGGAGACGGGCAAACCCAAGCCCCGGGTCAAGGATATGAAATCCTTGCACGCGGTTTACGTAAAGTTCCGACAAGATGACGACAAGGCAGCCTATAATCGTATGCTGGTTCGTGACGCGGCAGACGGCGCACCCCCCTACCCGGACGTTTCCTTGGAGCAGGAAGGTCGATTTAATCTCAACTTCCATGATTTATCGGCGTTAATGGATGAGAGAAACAGCGTTTATACTGATCTCATTGAATCGGTCCCCAATTTGGCCCGGTTCCATTTTGCCGAGGGGTTTCAGGAGGACGCCGAGACCGACCGCAAGCAGCAAGTCATTGCCGAAGAATTCACCCAGTTGAACCGTTCGGACTGGCCTGAGTTTTATTCCAACTGGGATTTGCTGATCAACGAAATGGCGCAGCACGGGGTGGCGTTGGTATATGCTCCAGACGAGACGACTTGGAAGTGGGAGTCGGCGGGGCTGGATGATTTTCTTTTGCCGCGCAGGGCCAAGGCCCGGGAATCTGCGGTGGACCTGCTGTTTATCAAGGGCTCGTTTTCGGTCGATGTGCTTTACCGAATGATCGCGGACGAGGCGGTAGCCAAGGGAGCCGGGTGGGATGTGCGGGCGGTGCGGCGGGCCATGGTCAAGGCGACCAAAGGGATTGGGGCTGCCCAAAATCTGAACGAATACTGGGTGCAGGTTCAGGACGATCTGGCCAACAACGATTTGTCGGGGAGTTACTACAAGGCGACGGAAGTATCGGTGGTCCACGCCTTGGTTCGGGAGTATGGAAGCGGGGCATATAGCCACTATATTTTCCCGGAGGACGGGGATGGTGACGCTTTTCTTTTCCAGCGGAGTGAGCGATATGCTTCCGACAAAGATTGCTTCACGATTTTCACGGCGCGGATTGGCCGAAATGGGAAGTATCACTCCATTCGGGGAGACCTGTATCGGGCGTATCCCGAGGCCCAAGCGTTGAATCGGCTTCGTTGTGCGGCTCTGGACAGCACGGCTCACAGTATGTCAGTCATGCTCCAGCCCAATGATGCCGAGAGCATGGAGGACATGGCCCTTTTGCTCAACGGTCCTGTTACGGTCCTGCCTCCTGAAGCGACCATGATTACGCAGCGGGTCCAGCCGAATCTACAGCAGAACGCCTTGCCGATGATCCAAGACATGACGGCAACCATGCGGGAGAATTTGGGTATGACCCGGCCCGCCAACGTTGATTTTGCCAATACAATGTATGGACAACAGGTGCAGTCGTTGGCTCTTGGAGCGTTGACTGGGTCTCAGGTGTCTCGCTTTTATCGTTCGTTGAAACGGGTGTTCGAGATGCAGGTCCAGCGGATCAAAGCGATTGGCCCGGACAACGCCCGTTTCCCGGAGATTGCCCGGTTCTTCGCCCGACTGACGGCGCGGGGCGTTGCTCCCGAGGAGTTCATGGCAGTGGAACGGGTGGAGCCTTACCGCGCAGCGGGCAATGGGTCGGTGGGGCATCGGCTGGCGGCGTTTACCCAAGGTTTGAATCTCTTGGGATCGCTGGACGAAGTGGGTCGGCAACGCTTTTTGCTCGGCTATTTCAGTGAGCTTTTTGGGCGAGATTTGGCTTTGCAATTTGTCGGGTCTCCGCAGGGCACTCGTTATGTGGTGGATCGCCGGATTGCCGAGTTGGAGAACGCTACTCTGCGGACGGACCCCGCGCTTCAACCACAGCCGGGGGAAAACAATTTCGTCCACGCGCAAGTTCATCTGGGTAAAGCCGCCGAGCTTTTGGCCGGGGTGGAAGAAGCTTTGAACGCCGGGCAGGAGATCGACCCAAGCCCGATCTTTGAGCAGATCAACTACACGGGTTCTTTACTGGCTCACGCCGAACCTCATATCGTTGCCATGGCCGAAGACCCGACCCGAGCGGTTGAGTTTGGTCAGTTGCGGCAGGCGTTTCAACAAATCGTCGGACGTTTGCAGGGGATGGTTCGTATGGCTGAACGGTTGGCCCCGAGTGAGGCCGAGCAACAGGAGCAGATGACTCGTTTGCAAATGAAGATTCAGGAGCACCAGTTGAAACTTCAAATGACGCAAGAAGCGCATCAACAAAAGATGGCTTTGCGTCAAGCCGAAGTGCAACAACGCCTTCAACTGCGACAGGCTCAGACCCAGATTAAAGTGGCTGGCCAGCTCACGCAACAGGCGGCCAAGCTCCGTTCCTAACAAAATTCTTTATGGCCAACCCAGACATCGACTCTGTCAATCCTCCCGTAACCAAACGACCCCGCGAGCCGCGTAAAGTGAAGTTACCACCCCCGCAAGAACGGCAGCTTGAAACTGCCCTGGCCTTAGAAGCATGGGCCAACGATGACATCCGCCGAGCGGAATTGGTCACTCTGTTAAGCAACCCCATTTTGCGGGAGGCTTTAACGACGTTGCGAGCGGCTTATGAATCGGAGATTCCCCCGTTTGTCGCAGGGAAGTCCGGCACGGTGATTCCCAACGCCGCTGATTTGAATAATCTTTTGGCCCTGCGGGCCTCGCATCGGGCTGGGTATTTCGGGGCGTTCAACGCTCTGGAAAACCTGACCCGCGAAAAAGTGCTTCGTCGTTCCAACATGAACCCGTGGGGCGACCTCCAACCTGATTAACCTACCAACCAACCTATCCTATGGCAACTGCAACTACTGAAACCGCCCCGGCAACCCCGTCCCCTGAATCTGCGGCCCCTGCTCCAGCATCGGCCCCGACCCCACCCCCTTCGGCAGAGCCCTCCGGGGACTTCATTTCGGAGGCTTTGAAACAGTTGGCTCCGCTTCAAGGAGGAGCCCCCGCTTCCGAAGCCGCTCCTGCGGAGCCCAAACCGGAAAGTTCTGCCGAGCCCCCGAAGGCCGAATCTCCTGCGGCTGAGAAGCCCGGAGCAACGGAGGACGACGAGGGGCGTAAGGCCGAGGAAGACATTAAGCGCGAGACGGCCCAAATGCCCGCGCCGCAGAAGGCCGCGTTCACCAAGCTTCGCTATGAACTGCGGGACAAGAACCGACAGTTGAAGGCGGCTCTTGAAGCCCAGAAACAACAGGGAGGGGAAAAAACTGCCGACCCGGAGATCAACGCGGAAATTGAACGGCTGCGGGCAGAGAACGAAGCCAACAAGCAACGATTGTCCCAGTTCGACAGCGAATTTTTTGCTGCGCGGGTCGAGCTGACCGACGAGTTCAAGGCACAAGTTTCCCAGCCCCGCGCCGAGGTAGCCAAGTCGATTGGCGAAATTTCCGAAAGATACTCGGGTGTTTCTCCGGAGTCGGTGGTGCGAGCCGTGCAGTCCGGTAGCCCCGAGGAGGTCGCCCGGGTGACGGCGGACATGGCTGAGTTTGACCGCTACAAGTTTTACCAGTTGGTGGACGCCTACCAAAAGATCAATCAAACCGAGCAAAGCCTTCGCGCAAACGCGAAGGAAACCCTGGAGCGCATTGAAACCGAGCGACGGTCGAAGGCGGAAGCCCAGACCGCTAAAGAGCGTGAGGAGTGGAAGGCTTCTTTGGATAGCACTTGGGAAAAGCTGGTCGAGGACTTCCCGGTTTTGGCTCCCATTGACGGGGCTGACGATTGGAACCAGCAAGTAGAGAAAGTCAAAGCCTTTGCTTCCCCGGATCGTTTTAGCAAGTTGACCACCAGCGAGAAGGCGCAGTCGTTGTATCGGGCGGCGGCCTTTCCTGTGCTGGTCTCCGAGCTGGATAACGCCCGGGCCAGCCTCAAGGAATTACAGACTAAGCTCTCCAAGTATGAAGGGGCCAGTCCCTCGGTGGAAACTACAGGCTCCGCTCCGACGACGGAGAGTGGAGGAGGCGTCCCGAACGATGTCGATATTTCCACGGCTCTGGCTATGATGTTGAAAAAACAGGGCATTGCCTAAAATTTAGGTTGACGGGTGTAGTGCTTTGGCCTACACGTTGACTTAAATCAAGCGAACTGGGGCTGCATACTCCAGTGAGGGTGCGTGAATCCTCCCCCGAAATCACTGCTGACAAAGTAACGGTCCCGACTTTTCCCGAGTGGGAAAGTGACCAGCCCGAAGCGGCAGCCAACGACGCTGTTTTGCAAACCGGGAGTCAGCAGAGCCGGGGCTGTTGAAAGCAAATTTCAACTTTTTTCAAGCACTATGGCAGCTCCAGCAATCGACCAAATCATGGTCAATCTCGAAGGAATGATTTCCGGAGAGATTTACAAAAAGGGTCTCCACACCTCGGCGTGGCTCGACCTCCCCAAACAAGAAGCATGGCCCGAAGGGCAAGGCTTCTCCATCAAAACGCTCACTTGGGACCGCACGCTCCCCAGCAACCCGCTTATTTGGCAGGATGTTCAGGCCAGCGACGGCGAAAACGGCGGGACTTGTATCCCCCCGGTTCAGCGTTTGGCGTTCACTCAAACTTTGCGCGAGTATAACCTCCAGCACACCAGCCTGGAAAGTCCCGACATCTGCGTCCTCGACCTGATGAACAGCTTCAAGGCTCAGGAGCAAATGGCGGCTCTCGTCCAGCGTTTGTCCGAAGTGACGAACCACGCATGGATTCGTCGGAACCGTGAAGAATACACCCGCGTTGCTGGGCACAAGTATATCGCCACTCTTGGCGGGCTTGTGGACTGCGGCGACACCTGGGACCCGATTGCCCCGACGAGCGTTGTCAGCGGCTCCATGCTGCTCCAACTTTCGGCCCGGGCGATTCGCTACACGGGCGGACGCGGCGGACATGGAATGGTCGGGGGCGCACCCACCTTCACAGCTATCGGCGGCATGGAACTTCTGGAGCGCATCCAGTCGGAATCCAAGTATCGCCAAGACTTGCGTGAATCCACCCGGGTTCCCGAGCTTTTGGCTCCGCTTGGTGTGGACAAAATGTTCCGTAACCTCTGGCTCATCAACGATATTTACCCTCCCCGCTTCAACCTCGTTGGACCGAACTGGGTCGAAGTCGAACCGTTGATCTGGAGTGGCGGCAAGCTGATTGAAAACCCGGCCTATGAAACCGCGCAAGCTGAAGATTTGATTATCTACAACAGCGACGTGCTGCGCTCGATCATCTTCCCGACGCAGAAGAACTACGGCAAAGCCCAGTTCAACCCCGGTAACTACCGTGGCGAGTGGACCTGGCTGAACATCCAACACCGCACCGAGAACCCAGACCGTAACTACGGGTTTTTCCGTGGCGTGTTCGGGACCGGGACCAAGCCCGTCTTCCCTGAATTCGGCATGGTTGTTCGAGGGCTGCGTTGCGGCTTCGCTTCGGATGCTTCGGCTTGCAACGAGTCCTAAGCTATCTTTGTAGGTAGGCTAATTCCCTCCCCATCGACAACCTTCACAGGCGGTTGGTGGGGAGACTTTAGCAGACATGCAAAGAAGCTAAGTTAGGAAAACCAACTCCGTCATAATATGAGTAAGATTTACGCTGATTCAATCCGTCTCCGACCGATCAAAACCCCCGTGGCTCTAAGACCGCTGGGAGAAAAAACCATCTTCTTGGACCGGGAGGATGGGAAAACTAAGATTGGGGACGCAGACGGGTCCGCCAAAGAGGTTGTTTTAGTCGGGGTTGGGGTGGACAGCGTTTCCCTTCGCTCCCCCGATTCCTCAGTCTGGACTATAACGATTAATAACGACGGTCAACTCATCGCCACCAAACCTTAATTTTGAACCCATGAAACAACTCTTCTCTATCTTCGCAATTTTGGCTCTGGCCGCTTACGCACAGGCGCAGACTACCCGGCAGACCGTCACGACTAACGGCAACGGCACGCTCGTTGCTCCGACTAATTTTTGGGCTGCGAACTCCATTGCCCTCGCCAACGCCCTCGCTGCAAATCCCAATGTCCGCGTGGTCCGGCGAGTCGAGAGTGAGGATGTGCTGAATGGGGGTATCGTATTTTATAGCGGGCCGGATGGTCAGCTCAATTTAGGTTCCAGCAGCCATACGGGCACCATCATCAATGCTGGGCCGGGGTTAATTGAAATTTTCGATACGGATCTTGATTCTCAGGATATTGTGCTTCCCGGCGCGACCGTTTCATATTCGTGGGCAAGTGATGATGAAGATTACATTTCCCCTGACCGCTGGACCCCCGCCCGGTTGCCCATTTCCAACGGCCTCATCGTCCGCACCAGCCCCATCGAGACCGCCGCCCGCACCATCACCGGCACCGCTGGCCAGATCACCGTGACCAACGGCAACGGCACCGCTGGCAACCCCACGATCTCCCTGCCGAGCACCATCACGGGCAACCGCACGTTTGCGGACAACCTCACCGTGCAGGGCAACACCGCCCTCGGCGACTCAGCTTCCGACACGCTGACCATCTCCGGCACCATCACCGCCGCCAACGCCAACGGCACGGCGGCGGGCAGCATCGCCAACGTCGGCACGCACAAACAAATCGACCTCGACCGTTGGCTAACCCAGCAGATCGTCGAAATCTCGACATTCCCCGGTGCGTGGCGTTCTGCGGTTGCTGGCGGTGGAATTTTCCGAAACGCCACAGAGGTTCCACAAATCCTCGTCCTGCGAACGACGGCAACGACCGGCAGCAGTGCGGTTATATCGACTAGCGGCACGCAAAATACGGGAATCTACGGGCAGTTGATTGCGGCTGGGTCAGACGTTCGTTACCTCAATTTTTCCCGCCCATTTTCGATCGCAGTTTTCCTTAGTGAATTTGGTAGTTCTTCGGGCACGGAAGATACATTTCGATTTGGGTTGGGGTATGATGGCAGTTTTTCGGCCACACCCCGAGCATTGAGCAGCCGGGGGATTGGTTTCCGCATCAATAATCAGCAGATTTACGGGGCAGTTCATAACGGCACTACGCTCACGGAAACGGCCTCGTTTGGAACGATAACAAATCGTCAGGTGTGCCGAGTGCTCATCACCTCCGACGGGGCCGGAAACGTAACATTCCGGCTCAACTCTGGGACTCCCGTCACCACGTCTGGCGGCCCCACAGGAAACACGGCTAGCACGATATATAACATGGAAATGGGCATCACCAACGGTGCCGGGACGACAGATTACAGCGTGGCAATCCCCCGCATCCGCATGGCATTTCTCGATTAAACCCACCGCAAAAATCACTTTATGAAAAACCCAATCCTCATCCTAACACTGGCCGCAGCATTTGTTGCGGGTAACGCCCACGCTCAACTCCTCGGAGCCCCGCCGGAAACCCCGGCGGAACGTCAGGCCCGGCTCATTGTCGAGTCTGTAGAGGCGAGCAAAAACGCCATCCTCGGCGAGTTCCGGCACAATTTCCGCCTGCTCTGGGACAGCCCCGATCCGCAGGCGGTCCTGGACGCGCTCGGCCCTCGGGCTGGACTGCTGTTTGGCATCAACGCCCGGCTGACGGCCTACGTCCTGAACGAGCTAACTCTCGCGGGTGACACCGCCGCCATCGCAGAGGTTAACGCGCTGCTCGCTCGCATCCCGCCATTTGAGATCAACGAGGACGGCACGGTGACGATCCTGCCGCCGGAGGAGCCTGAGTCCACGCCGGAGGAATAGTCTGTAATGCACCTACCGCCCGAAAACTGCCCGAATGACGGAGTTTGTGTGACGCTCCCGACGCGCATTTATGCACTTGAGGAGGCGCAAGGGCGGCATGACGCAGCGTTGGAGCGCATCGGACGCGATCTCGACACGGTAAAAAAAGAGGTCCACGAAATCCGCATCACAATCCGTGAAAGGGACGGTCAGGCGCAATTCCTGCGAACTGTGTTTTTGACGCTGCTGGGGCTTTTTGTTTCAGGAGTTATCGCAATGCTCGCACAAATAGGCGTAACCGTCTATTACGCCGGAAGAATGACGGCAAAGCTGGATTATATGGTGTTGATGGTCGAGGACCACGAGGCTCGTCTGCGCATAGAGGAGAAAAGGCCATGACACCGAGCCGCACTCCATCACCAGTGCTGTATCTGGTTGTAGGCAGCATTTGCCTCATCGCATTAACCTGCGTCCTCTCATTGTCCTACATGTCCATTTTTGATATTTCTCCGGACGAGGCAGTTTTTGGAGCACTGAAAGACGCGACAACATTCATTCTCGGAGCGTTGACTGGCATCCTCGTCAACACCCGCAACCAACCTCCGCCCAATGAAAACTGATTGGGAGTTGTTCAAGTATCGGCTGATTGAGGGAGTGAAGGATGTTTTTGTTTTGCTCGCTGCGGTTGTTTTAACGGCCCTGCTCATCGCCACCCTGTCCGGCTGCGCGTTCAGCCTCCCCATCGGACAGCGGCATCGAATGGATGTTCAAATCCACGCTCAACTCACCGGGACCGAGCCGCTGCCCGACATTTGGTTAGGTGACAAATGAGCCAGATGTTCCAGCCTCGGTTGATTTCTAAGCATCTCTATTCTGAGGGGCCGCGCTACCGCTTCACGCTGGAGAGCGATTTGCTGATTTATGTTCACCGCGACCTCGGCAGTCATTTGTTCGCCGATGATGCAGAAAAAGTTTGGCTCTCCATTGATGAGGAGGTTATCTGCGTTCGCAAGGGCTATGCAACGGACGGCTGCTCGCCCAAAACCAAATTGTTTGGGTTCTGGTTGGGGACGCCGGACTTTTTGTGGACGCGATTGGCCAGCGCGGTTCACGATGCGTTTTATCAGTTTGCACACGTTCCTTGCTGCCCGCTCACCCGGCGAGAAGCTGACATCCTATTCTACGAACTGATGATCTACGACATTGAACGGCTCAAAGTTCGCAATCCCGGCTGGGCGCGTCTCATTGCCGGAGGCTACCGCAACGCTGTAATGACCGCTGGGATTCCTTTCTACCATTGGGGAACATTAACCAAAGGGAGGGGCGGCTCCTGCAAAGACCACGAAACAACATGAACCCGCGCACCATTTTTGTTGAGATTGCCAAGAGCCAGCTTGCCGTCAGGGAAACGTCCCGAAACCAAGGGCACGGTATTGAAAAATACTGGATGGATACGAATTATCCGAACGGCTACCAAAATCGGGAACCATACTGTGCAGCGTTTGTATGCTGGGTTGTTGCTGAGGCGATACGGCGCGGGTTCAAAGTCGGCCCGGCTCCAAGAGACGCATCCGTTAGAAACCTTGTGGCTTGGGCAAGGAGAGACGGAAATGGGGCGTTGGTTTTTTCGCCATCAAGCAGCAAATACTTTCCTCAGCCGGGAGACTTAGTGTATTGGGCTTTTGGCGGCTCGACACCAAACCACATAGGAATTGTAGAGAGCGTAAGCGGGGCAAGGCTCAACACGATTGAAGCGAACACAGACTCAAGCGGGGGCAGGGACGGAGACGGAGTATATCTAAGAAGCAGGTCAGTTTCCGGGGCGGCTGGGTATATTCGCCTTGCTTGGAAAGCTGAAAGATTCTAACCAACCAAGCGTAAGAATTTCAAGCCACTCGTTAGATAAGCACCCTATGTTATGCCTTCCTCAAAAACTCCGAAGGTCCGTCGAGTCCGAATCCGTGGAAAAACGTGGAGAATTTTGGTGGCCAACCCTCCGGTCAAAGAAAAAATCGAAGGGCTGTGCGATTATGGAACCCGAACAATCTATCTGCGCCCTGGAACCGACCTTCCCGCGACCTTGATCCATGAAGTCCTGCACGCCTGCTACCCAGATTTGGACGAGGACTCCATTGAACAAGGAGAGGAAGCCTTGGTCAACGCGATAGTGGCCATGAACTTGGCTGTAACGGATGGAAGCAACCCTTAAACAAGCCCTATGAAAAATCAGTGGATTGAAATTGAGCGCAACCAACGGGCCAAGGCCCATAAGATGGAAGTCGATGATTTGAAAAAATCTATCGCGCGATACCAGGAGACGGTGGAGGAACTGGAAAGCCAACTCGGGGTAGCCTTGAGTTTGGGGAAGGCCAAGCCTGCGGCTACTCCGCTTTCCGTCCCGACAACCAATCGGGCTACGGCAGTGGCTTTCGCGCTGGCCTCGGACTGGCATGTGGAAGAAACCGTGGAAGCCGAATCCGTCAACGGGCTCAACGAGTTTAATCTCAAGATTGCGGAACAGCGCATTGAGAAATTTTTTAAGACGGTGGTTCGTTTGACGGAGATTGAGCGAGGCGGGGCCGACATCGACACGCTGGTTTTCTGGATCGGCGGGGATACGCTTTCCGGGTTTATCCATGAGGAGCTTCGGGAAACCAACGAGTTGAGCCCGACCCAGACATTGCTCTGGTTGCAAGAGCAGTTTGCCAAGGGGTTGACCACGCTGCGGGGGCACTTCAAGAAAATCTTGGTTCCAACCTCATATGGAAACCACGGACGCACGACGATCAAACCCCGCCACGCGACTGGAGCGGCCAATAGTTACGAGTGGCTCCTCTACAAAATTCTGGAATCCCGGTTTTCGGATGAACAGATTCAGTGGCAGGTAGCCAACAGCTACCACAATTTGATGACGGTCTTTGACAAGCGCATCCGGTTTCATCATGGGGACGGTCTGAAATATCAAGGGGGCATCGGCGGGTTGACTATTCCGGTTGAGAAGGCCATCGCCAGTTGGAACAAGTCCCCGGCTCGGGCTGACATCGACATCTTCGGCCATTGGCATACATTCCAACAGAACCGGAATTGGTTGTGCAATGGTTCTCTCATCGGCCACAATGCCTACGCAGTGTCGATCAAAGCTCCCTACGAGCCTCCCGCGCAGACGTTCTTTCTCCTCGACAAGAAGCGCGGCAGAACCATGACCGCACCAATCCTCTTTCATTAAAAGCTTATGAACTGGAAAACCACAATCAACAAACTCAACAAGCAACAGTATTCCTTCCCGGCGGGTTGGGATACGCGAGAAGAGATAGCCGAGCAGTTGGACTGCTCCGTCGAACGAGTAGCCGAGCTATTGGCTCCGGGCTTGCGTTCCGGTCAAATTGAGCGGGGCTCTTTCCCGGTTTGGGATGAGCGGACGGGGCGCAAAGTTATGGTGACTGGCTACCGCGAGCGGATAGACGGGAAGGCTAAGTCCTCCGTTCAAGCCAAGCCAGAGCCAAGTCGTGGGCGCGGGCGTCCGAAAATTGACTACACCCGGCCCGGTCCCGGGACCCGCGTGCAGTCCCGCAAGCGGGGAACCTTCGGAACCGTTCAGCCAGACGGTGGGGTTTTGTGGGACACGGGCAACACGTCGTATCCCGGAGAGGGGACCTTTCGAGAAGATATTCGGGTGGTGCCTTGACTGGGTGTGCCCGGGAGGTGTAGGATAACGTATGCCCTCGGTTCACCCCGCCTGATACACTTCGCACTCTGCCCTATATGTTATTGACTTATGCCTGCTCCGCGTTCCTACGACAGAATTGAGGTAGTGTCCTTTCCGGTTCCCGGACAGCAGGCCCGCTTGCTGCGCGTGGTTCGAGACCCCAACCGGGCGGGCTACGCCGAGCTTGCCGAAGGCACTGCTTTGCAGAACTGCTCGTTCCTCAATGAACGGGACTTGGCCCCCTACGAATCGGATACTTATAAGCTCGCCAAGATCAGCTATAACCAGCAGACCGGGGAGCACGACTGGTATTTTTTGAATGAGCGGCTTAATCAAGACGCCTATAATTTCGAGACCAAGTATCTTGACGAGGCGCACACCAAGCCTGTCCTTACCAGAACCTATGTGATTCCGAGGGCTGTTTATGCCCCCTTGGCCGTGGACACTCCCGATCCTGTGGTGTCAGGGCTGAAGTTGGTTGCTCAAGAACAGGCTCGCTCCGATGACCCTGCGGTGGACGCTTTGTTTGTGGCGGTCACGCGCACCTACATCGGGTTGCCTGGAGTGATTTTGCCCGGGGGCAGATACGGAGAGCGGAACTCCATCCCTCCTTCGTTTCGAGCCGATCTGGAGACGGAGACAACGCAGCAGAAGGTTGTTCCGGGCACGGCTCCCGACACGGGGGCGGGTGTATTGGAGTCTTCAGTTTCCCCGGAGAACAACAATCTCGCTGTCAAACAAACCGAGCGGATGAAAGCGGGGGGCTTACCAAAAGTCCAAGTTGGGTATTCCACAAACGCCGAGGGTCAGTTGGTGACAGTCACTCGCACGTTGGACGATGGCCCCCAGACAGTAACTCCTTCTGCTACGGTCCGGGGGCAGGTGGACCCGTTGGGGGGCGGCCTGTCTTTGAAGGAGATTCAAGAAGTTCCTGAAGTTTTTGCAGGAGAAGTTTACTCAAAAGAACGTCCCGATCCTACCCCGGCGAAATTCCGAACCACTGTTCCCACGGAGACCACAGAGGAAACCGTTGTAGGAGCAGCCACAGTTCCAACGCTGGGGGCCGGAGACCTGGCCAAGACCCAACAGCAAGTAACAGCGTTTACAAAGCGAGTCACCACGCGACGCACGGCTAATGTGACGTTGCCAGTAACTCTCACAGGGAAACAGGTAGTGACACAGTTTGGGGGAAACATCGCCACAACCACCGAAGAACTTACCAACAGTGGGGCGTTGCCTACCATAGACGAAAAAACAGTGTCCGCACAGGTGACTCCTCTGGGCGATGGGCGGTATGTGAAGGAGATTGTGCGGTCCGACGCAGCGTGGCCGGAGCTTGACGGGAACGAATACGACGAAGTGCTTGGGATTGATGCTCCGTTCACACAGCAGGTTATGCCCGTTGCGAGTGTGCCGGGGTCGGGAGCTGACGTTACCCCAATCGACCAGTGGAAATCGTTGGTTAAAACGCTGGACAACGCGGCTGTGCGATCTGTGCTGGACGATTATGCGGTTGAGTATACCAGCCAAGAGCGGGTTGCCCTGCCGGATAAACTTTTGGGGGTGCAAATTTATTGGAACAAAGCCAAGGGGGATGGGTATATGTCGCAAATTACGTTTGTCGGTGAATCTGCCACCGCGTCTTGCGAAGCATCTGCTAGTGGAGTGGCCGTGCCAATCATTGAAGAAGGCTACAAGGGTAGTGTGCCAGCAAGCATCTATGTGTTCTTTCTTCCATTTAATTCGATCACAACTGCAAACATTATTTCTTCCATCAACACCAAGTTTAATGTGACGGTCCTACCGTGGCCGATTATCAAACCCGAGTCGGTAAATGTCGTTATCAAAGGAACCAGCGTGTCTTTGAGGAGGACTGCAAAAGCGGTAGCCGTGGCCAATGTCCGGCTTGAGGGCTCCGGTGGAGGAAGTGTGAGTTTTTCCGTAACCCGCATCCCCCCAACAATCCATGGGGCTATCACCCCCAGCGGGGGAACTTCGGATTCTGAGACCGGGTCTATCACCGGGCCGTATGGAACTAACGTTACGGCGACTGCGCAGCTTGTTTCCGGGCCTATTCCGGCAACTAATCCCGCCGTGTTCCCCGTAGGAAAGTATCTTCTATCCAGTGAGGCGGCTCCATTTCGTGCGGGGTATGCCAGAATCACCGCTTTAGTCGTAGATATTACTTCGGCTTATGTCTGAGTTATTAGAGAGCAAGGGGTTGTCAGACCGTCAGCTTGTTGAGCGGATGGGGCGATTCGAGGTAAACGAAGATGGCTCTTTTTCCGGGGGGAGCAAAGTATCCTATCAAGCGGTGGTAAGAGAGCTGGAGCGTAGAGTTGCGCGACAAGCTGCCAGCGAAGCGGCCTTCGCCGGGCCCAAGATCAAACGGGAAGCAGAGAGCCCTACCGCGCTTCATTCAGCCGAGATTAAAAGCGCACAAGTGGAATTTTTTTCTGTGCAGGGTAGTGCTTCTGCCGGGGCGATTTCAAATAACGCGGGGGATAGCGTGTTCCCCCCGGCACCATCGACCGGAACCCATGTGCTGGGGGTGATTAACGGCATCATTCAATGGATTGAAACCGAGGATTGCTGAGTAATGCCAACGGTCAAATTGAGCGGCGGGAAGGTCATTCTCAAAGACGGCAAAGTCTCGTGCTCGTGCTGCGAGCCTGAGTGCTGCATGTATAACGCCGAGGCTATCACGGATGCCGACGACCTCCCGGATACCGTCTATGCAAAATGGGAGAGCCGCGTCGATGGGACAATGTCGAAGTCCGGCATGGGATATACTAGCGGGTCAGTTCAAATTCGCAAAAACACCAACGGGAATAAGTGGGAATTTTTTGACTCTTCTGACAACGCAGTAAGCCTAATCGGAGCCTGTCTCATTCGCGGGGATGGTGGATATACACAAGGGGATGATCGCGTTGAGGACCAGTTTAACTCTGCCTATACATTACACACAATCGACTATGATTCTCCTGGCCGATACCTTTTTGGAGGTTCTATGGGGTATTATCAATTTTATTATTACGTTCCAGCGACTATTGTTGTAACCCGTATAAGCCTGTGCAGATGGGAGGCGGAATTAACCACGGACGCTTATACGGCTGAGGATGGCGACCCCATTAACTGGTTTTCATGGACATGGAAGGCCAGTCTTGGTTATAGTCCATTTGGGCCTGCTTGGACTTTTAGTTTGCCTATGGCAGAAGATGGGTATAATTCTATTAAATATCTTTCGGGGCATCCTAATAATGGAATCGGTAGCAATATATCTACTCCGGAAGGAGAGTATCAAGGCTCTGCCGGACAACTTGTTTTATGACCTGTCCCCATCAATCCCAACCCCCTGGCAAAGATACAGGCCGCCGCCTCTGCGCTCTCGGCTGGTTCGGCGGGCATCCATACCTCGGTAATTGCAACGACTGCATCGCCAAAGGCCGGAACACCCCCGAAGCCAAAGCAGCAGCCGACGCCAACGCCGAGCGTTCGCATCCATCCGGCAAACCACGCATTTCTGGTTGCTGTGACCGAGCAGACCAAGCATAGTGTCACCCATAACCCCACACCGCCATGAATCTTTCTGAAGCCACGACCCAACTTTCGGCCTACCTCCGCAACGAATCGGAGGCTCCCGAGAAGATCAACCTGGCCTGCGAGCGCATCCTGGCCTTTGGAAAATTCCGGGGTCTGACGAAGCTCTTGGACCTGCAAGTTTACAGTGAGAATAGGATCGTGCTCCCGCAAGATTTTGAGTCCGTGCTTGGCTTGTGTAATGCGGGGCGCAGCGTCCAACCCCGCGATCCATGGTTCCGGTTTGCCAATGGCTCCTCGTTTTGCGCGGACCCGAATTGGCACTCCATTGATTTGGGGGATGGGCACGTGACCTTTCGCCCCATCGCCGGGGCTTTGGGGTTGCGGCTGGCTGGAACAGACACAGCGGCTCCGGTTTCCCTGCAACTTCGTTTGAACGCGGACCAAGGCGTGCGAGCTTCGCTGGTTAATTTTACCGGGGAGTTGGGGGACTTTGTTACCGAGTTTGCCACGGCTCCGCTGGAAGAAGTCGTCTCGTTTTCCAAAGGGCGCACAACCCAACCTGTTATCATGGAAGCCCGTTTTGCGGATGCTCCATCGACCTGGGTTCCGGTGGGGATTTTTCAACCGAGGGATCAGGACGTTCGCCTACGGGCTTACTCGGTTCCCAATGCCCAGCCGGGGGATCGGCTGTTGGCTCTCTGCAAACAACGCTATCGGCCTGCGGTCGAACCGACCGACCCTTTGCCCATTGACAGCATTTATGTCTTGCGTTTGGCCTTGGAAGCCCTTAGCTATGAAGACGCCGGGGATTTGGCCAAAGCCTCCCAATACTGGGAGTTCTGCCGAAAATCTCTGGATGATGCTCTCAGCGAACACCGCAACGCTGCGGGCAGAACTCTGCCGATCTTTGTTCGTGCTGCTGCGGGGAAGGGCCTTCGGGCCATACGGTAATTCCTCACGAACAACAATCTCATGGCAGGCGAAAAAAAATTTCCAAAGAGCTTTCAAGACCTTCTCGATCTTCCCGAAGAAGAGCGGGAGGCTGCCTTTCAGAATCTCCTTGCGGGAGCTTCGGTAGAATCGGCAGCTAAAGCGGTGGAAGCGGGGCTGGTCGGACGTGATGCGCAGGCGGCTCTGCGTAGGAACAAACGGATTGCGGACTCCCTGACAAAAAACTACGAAACCGTAGAGGGGAGTTCCTACTTGCGGCCCAAGGCCAAGGACATGCGGGAGCAATCGGCTACCATGGCTACCGGGTTGCCGGAAGGACGGGGCCAAGAGTTCTTAGATGAACGGCAGAAAAGCCGCGAGGCTGCCCAGTCTCGGGTGAATGTCGAACAGGCTTTGCGAGGGGTGCAGTCTCCCCAAGACTTGAGCGAAAAGGAACTGGCTGAATACAATCGCCGGAAGGATATTCAAGACACGGGGAAAGCCAATTTGGAGAAGGAGCGTCAATCGCGGATGGCCGCACAACCTTCGGGTGCTCTACTTGTGACGGCGGCCTTGCAACGTGGCACGGCTGAAACCATTCCCATTTACGACGATACCGGAGCCGAGATCGGGCGCACAAAAACTTATCGTTCTCCGGAGGAAGCTGCCGGAGTTCAGGGAACCATCCGTTCCGCCGATACCGTGGGCATGACCGACGAAGCCTTCGCCAAGACCAAGGCTCGCCCGGCTGGCGAAGTCGTTGCCGAGGGGCTGGCCGCGCAAAACAAAGCGGCGGAATCTGGGGTTGCCGAGGCTTATTGGCAAGCTTCCCTAACTAACTCGCGCAATGATCCGAATACCCCGAGGGAAACCGAGGAAGATATGAACGCCATATGGGCCAAAGGGGTAGCAGATGTTCGCACCGCTCTGGAAACTCCCGGAGTGATTGACCCGCTGACTTCCGAGCCAGACCCGGAAGTTCGCAAGGCCACTCCCGCCAAAACGGCTGACGCAACAACCCGCGATCTGGATGCCAAACGCAAGAAGGAAGCTTTGATTCGCCAGCTTAGTCAATCTACCGGGGGCCGAAAACCCCTCTGGTCTTAATCCTCTAACCATGAGTCGCCGTAATTCCAGAGAAGCCTTGATGAACGACCAGCTCTTGCAGGCCGCCCGGGTTGGTTTGGAGATGGAGCGGCAGGAGATGGTCCGCTCGGAACTCGCCCGGGACATTTCTCGGGAAGCCAAAACTTTGAACGCTCGGTCGCAAGTTTCGGCCATCGCGGCTGAATTTGATCCCGACCGAGAAGACGCTCCTTTGCTCTTGGGGCGAATTGCCCAAACAGCCAATCCGCTTCCTGCTCAGGAATATCAAAGCATGTTGGAACCTCTGCAAAGAAAGTTGGAAGAACGGGAAGCTTTTGAAAAAAAAGCTCGCGCTTACGGGGTCAAGCCCATTTACGCTGAACGAGAAGACGGGGTTCGTGTTTTAGATCGGGGGGCTACTTTTAACGCTATAGAGGCGGCTAAACTGACGTTAGATGAGGAAGCTCAAACATGGCTACCTGACACCAATCGCCTCAAAGTAAGGCTCATGGAAGACCCGGTGTTTTCCAAGATGGACCCTATTGCACAGCGGCAGGAATTAGCCGAGCAAGATGCTATGCTCCGGGGGTTGAACGAGGCAAATCGTCGGGGGCTGATTACGGCGGATGAGCGGAATCGTGTATTGCAGCAGGTTGTTCAACCGGACGGGACCAGAGTTGTCCTCGGGGATGGTCGGTTGGATCGCTACGAGTATGATGCTTTGGTCGCCCCCAAGTTACGGGAACTTCAGAAACAAGAGCAAGCTCGGGATACTTCCAAACAAGCGGTCGAAGGCGGCAGCACGTTGGAAAAAATGTATCGGGAACAACTGAGAATTTTGCAAGCCCTATCGGACCCCGTCTATGGGGCGGCAACGCAAATGACCGAAGCCGAGAAAGCTCGGATCAAGGAGCAAATTGCTTTTGTTCGCAATGCTATGGTGGAGGCGGGGATCAACGTAGCCGACGCGGCGGCTACGCAGATTACAGGCAGCCCAACCCGGGCGGAAGGGGTGGTCAATCGAATGGACCGTTCGGCGGTTGGCGCGGTTCAACCGGAGAACCTCCCCATCTCCGCGCTCAAAAATTTAATGCGAAAACAGCGAGATCAACTGGCGGCCTCCGGGAAAAGCACTTCGGAAATGGACGCTATGCTGGACAAGTTGGCCCCTGGGAAAACCGTGGTCCTTTCCGATGGTCGCCGGATCACCGCGACCGACGACCCTGAATGAAAAGCTTACTCGACGAACTCAACGGAGAAAATGGCGCGGCCCTTTGGCAAGGGGCTACTCTGTCGGACAATTCCGAGGAAGACGCACTGGCTCGCTTGGGAGATATTTCCTTTGAAGGGGCGACTCTCTCGGACGCGGCCCCTGACGCAGCTCCCACACAGGAACCGCTCTCCCTGCAATCCAAGCTGGAGGAGTTTGACGATTACAACGGGATGCTGGAGTTTCTCAAAGACCCGCAAAAGCTGGTGGCCGAGGGCTACGATCCCAACCAAATTGAACAAGCTCGAAAAGGTCTCGTCCAAGAAGTTCGTGGGATTATGGAATATGCTCCCCCGGCTGCTTGGACCGGAGGATTAACCAACCGCCCAAAGACGGACGAAGAGTGGGAGGCTTACGTTTTCTCGGAGCCAACCTTTGGCGAACACGCGCAAGAACTGGAACGCGCCATTACTTCGGGAACGGCGCAAGTTTTTCTGGGAACCTTGAGCGGACTGGCCAGCACAATAGCGACCGGGCTGGAAACAAACTTCCTGCCTTCTTCCCGGCTGCGGGACTTGTCGAAGTGGGCTGCGGATACACAGCGGGTAATCCAAGAAGGGACCCCCAGCGATCCCCGAATGAACGCCGCTTCTTCGGTGGCCTATGCCGCCTTGGGGCAAACTCCGGCCCAACTGGCTACCGTCGTAGCGACCCCGCTGAACTTGATCTCGAATTACGGGCAGATCATGGATCAATTCCGGGCGGACTATGAACAAGCGGAGTTTTCCAAAGCTTACACAGAGGCGTTGGAAGCCGGGTCGATTTCCGAAGGAACCACCGAAGCGCAATGGCTTGCCACATTGAGCGAAAAAGACAAAGAGGACTTGCGCTATTGGGCCAACGCCAAGGCTATGGTGGCGGCGGTTCCTGCGGCGAGCCTAGAAACCGTGGCGGAAAAGCTCATCGTGGGGAAAGCTTTGGGCAAGTTGTCTAAAATGGTTCCCGGAGCCAAGTGGGCCGAGAAAGCAATCAAGGAGGTGGTGGGGCTGCCTTCGACGCAAAGCTTTGGTCAACGAGTTGCTCGTCGAATTTTATCCGGGGCCGCAGTCGAAGCAGCGCAAGAACCCACGGAAAGCATTATCGGTGAAGTGGGGAAAGGGCTTACGATTACGGGAGATTTTTCCGAAGTGGCTAATCTGCGCCAACGAGGATTGGAAGCTCTTGGGGGAGCCGTTGGAGGAACTGCCATGGCGGGGCCTTTTGCCGTGGGCCGAGAATTTCAACGGCAGAAGGGATTCGACTGGGCAAACAAGGTTCTCGCAGGGGAGGAGCCTTCGGTTGTCCGGGCCAAAGAAACCATGGCCACCTTTGCCGACACTCCGGATTCGTTTCAATATCGGCAGGCCAAGGCCAACGCCACGCTGATGGAGGACCAGGCCCATCACCTGTTGGATATTTTCGGGGACACCGCCCGGGCGGATACCACCCGAGCCGAACGCTACCGCGCCTATGAAAAAGCGCAGACCGGATTCAAGGCTTCCTTAGATAAATGGCTTAACGATTACGGTATTGATCCAACCAGCCTTGACCAAGTGCGGGAAGAAGTCCGTGTAGCCAAAGCGGCTACCCAGATGCAGATGGACGCTGCCGAAAAACTCGGTGGAAATGAAGTGAAGCAGGCGGTATCCGAGCTGGCCAAAGCCCGCGAGCAAGCCGCGCTAACCAAGTTGGCCGAGGCCGAAGCAGCTCTCTTTGAAGCTTCCAAAGAATACACGCAAAGCGGAGAGGGTGGAGCGATTCCCTTGGAAATGATGCGGCTTCGTATTGCCCAAAGGGCTGTGGAACTGGAGTCCGATACCCTGTCTGACATTAACTTTCGTTCCCCGGAACAAGTCTCCGCGCTCTACGAAGGGATGTTCACCCCGGAGGGGACTCCCCGGGTTGAAGGCGACCCGGAAGCCCTGCAAGATTTCTCCCCGGAAGGAGTGGCTGCCTGGTTGCGTGGACGCGATGAAGCCTTGGTATCCGCGATCAACCCTGCCCCCGAGCCCCCGCCACAATCCGAGAATCTCCCCACCGAGCAGACGCCCCCAACGACGGAAGCCGCAGCAGTTACCGAAGGTGTCACGCAAACGCCCACCTCCACGACGGAAGCTCCGTCTGCTATCGAAGGTGTCACGCAAACGCCCACCCCCACGACCGAGCAGGACACCCCACCCCCGGGAGACCCAACAGCAACAGCTCGGGTCAATGAACTGCGTCAACAACTGGCCAACGATCCTGCGGCCCAAGCCCGTATTCGCGCTCTGCTTATCGAACGGGGTGAAAGCCAGGAAAGTATTGACCGCTTTTTTGCTGAACTTCCCAAGCCAACCAATGCCCAACGCCGTCAAACCCCGCCTGTCACCCAGAACCCAACGGTTCCTCGACGCAATCAACAAACACCAGAACGCAGCCGCACAAACCCGGCCCCTGTCTCCGAGCGAGGATACCTGGATGTTTTCCGGCAAGGACTTGAAGCGAACCTCCAAGCGCGGAAACCGCAAGAAACCTCGCCAGCCGAGTGGGATGTAATCGTTGAAGCGCAGGTTAATGCGGCGGTGAAGAAAGCGGGCCGCGTCATTTCCGCGATTAAAAACGGGGACACGGCTTACACCGCCAAGAATCCCGAAGCGATCTTGAACGATTTGTTCTCTCCCGAGCTTGAGACTCGGATCACTCCCGAACGTAGCACCGGAAAAGAAACGCTCATGGGAGCCTTGTTGAAAAACTTTGACGAGACGGGCAGTGTCGTCAAACGAAAGACTCGCAACGGTTCTGTGGTTTCGTGGCAAATTCTTGACCGACAGGGCCGTGGGTGGGCCAACGACTGGGCGCGGCGGGAAGCCGAGCGAGGGGACGCCAATTTGGATGACCGCCCGCTAGAAACTATCCTGGAACGCGAGGAAGGCTCCGACCCCGATGCGCTAGAACTCCCGCAAGGAACAACCGAACAACCCGCTTTCCGCGATAACTCGTTCTCGGATTCCCGCTCGCGTCGTCGGGTCGTGGAAGACACCCGGGACACCATCAACGTGGTGTTGGAAAACTTGTCGGTGCAGTTTCGGCCCAATCAACTGGTCAGCGATACGCAATCTCCTCTGGTTGTAACATCGGCTACGGAGAAGGCCCTTCGGTCTGTGTTGGAGAAAGCTTTGCGGGCCGTGGTTGGTCCCGAAACAGCCGGGGCTTTGGTGGGCGACCAAGACCCGGGCACATTGGCTTTGGCCAACTCCCGACCGGAATTGGTTGCGGCTATTGAAAAGATGCTGCAACCCCGGAGTGCGGAGCTTCTGAAAGCTTTCAACGAAACCTTTCGGGCCAGCGTCCCCCGCGAACTGGCTGAGTCTTACGCGGGTAATGCTTCGCCCGCTGTATTGGCCGCCGAGAATTTGGCCGGACTGGAAACCTTTATGCTCCGCACGGCAGCGGCGGGGTCCATACAACAACAGCTTGCGGAAAACCCCAGCCTGGAAACTCTGTTGCAACTCCAACTGGCAGAAAGCCGGGGTAACGAAATGAACCGCCTGATCCTGAGCGAGCTGATCGAACGGACCATGCGCGAACAGAACGTCCCACAGGCTTCGGCCCAATCGTGGCTGGCCCGGATGAGCCCCGAGGACTTGATAGCCTTGGAAAACGACCCGGGGTTCCCCCCAACCTTACGGGAAATCAACCGCCGTCTACGCGAAACCTACGGAAACGATCCCGTGGAGTTCATGCGGAAGCAGGAGTTTAATCAAGGGGTGCGGCTAATCGGGGACTTGATCGGGCGTCCCGAGAACACACGCATATCGCTCAACTTCAACTGGGCCATACCGGAAACGCTTATGCAGGGGGCTTCGTTCCGTCGCCCCGATGGCTCCTACGTCCTTCAAGTATCTCCGGGCTTGTTGGCCGGACGCCCCGGAGTGGAGGGCGGAAGTCTGCTGGCCCAGACCGTGCTCCACGAAACAGTCCACCCGCTCTTGGACTCAAAAATTTCCGCTTACCTTAGTGGCAACGTCAACCAACTGACCCGAGAAGACTTGGAGGGTTTACGGATTCTGGATGCCCTGCGACTGGAAGCCCGTGATGCCAAGCTGCGGGAGATCATGGAAGGAGCCGAGGTCAGCCGGGCCGAAGCCGTGCGGATTCTCAACTCGGATCGGAATTTCCGGGGGATCAATGACGAAGGGGGGCTGCATGAGTTTATCCAAGAAGCGATCAACCACAAACCCCTGCAAGATTTCTTGGCCGGAGTGACTACCGAGATTCAAGGACGCAGTTCGACTATCTGGCAGCGGGTTATCAATTTGATTTCCCGCCTGTTGACCGGACGCAATGTGGCCCTTGATTCCGTGCTGCAACGCGCCATGGAAGAAGGGCTGCGACTCTCCTCGGAGTCGGAAATCTTCACCGACCAAGCCATGCAAAGAGCTTTCCTTGAGGCCAATGTCCTCTTGGATTTCAACGGCAGAACATTCGAGGAAGTATCAGCGGACCCGGAGCAACAGGAATACCTGCTGGGCCGGATGAAAGAATTCCGCGAACTGCGCGGCGGGGCTCGGGGCAACGACGCTGTGCTCCTGCGGGAGTTCCTTGGCGAAACGGCTGTAGCCGAACCCGCGCTGGTGGAATCCTTGGCGCGGGCTGCCCGGGAAGAAAGATTGAACGAAGAGGCCGCCCGCCTCAGTGTGTCAATTCCTTTCGCCAAAGCCCAGGGACAAACGCTCCGTAATGTCTTGGCCAACGCAATCCCAGAGATTCCTTCAAGGGGTTTCTTCGCACCGGGGCAATACAACGAAGCGTTGCGGGTTTTGGGGGATGAAATTTCCGACCCAGCTTTTCGACAACTACCCGCCCGTGGTAAGCGGACAGTGAACCTTAACTCGCCAGATGAACCAACCGCCACCAAGCTGGGACGAAGAAACCCTACCGAACGGTGGGATGGGGTCCGGGCGCAATTAAAAGCCCGCGCAATCCACGCTTTAACCGAAGACGACCGGGTTACTCCCAAGCCAAATAAAATCATCTCGGCCCGCTTGATCCCACAGACTTTACGTCAAGCAGACTTCGTGGGCGAGCGGGACATGGTAATCGAGGATAGCGGAGTGCGGGCGGTTATTCCTATGTGGGTTTACGCCAAGCTTTACACGGACCCTTCTTCTCCTACCGGGCAGCGTTGGCACTTTGTCGAAGTGCGTAAAAACGGGAACCTATTTGAGACGCAATACTCGGACACCAATCCGGAAAGGGGCCGGGCACTTGCCGCCACAGTCGTCGGAATTGGAGACAATGCCCCAAGAAAAAAGAAGTCCGACAATCAGGCTGGATACGCGCAAGCAAACAGGGAAGCAGAAGGTGGACAAGCCACCAGCCCTCCGAGCCCTCAAGGCATAGAGCCCCTTCCTGAAAGTCGGACTGAAGCAATAGACAACACTTTGTCGGAAAATGTTCAAGAAAAAATTATCGAGCAAGCAGAGGCCCTTGCGGAGAAGCGGGCGCGTCTCATTGCTGCGGGGGATTACAAAGCGGCGGGGGACGTGCAAAACCAAATCGAGCAACTGGAAGCCCTGTTTGATGGCGGCGTGCGTCTAAGCGCGGCTGCCGGGACAAACATCGAAGTCGCCCCGAACCCGACAGACAAGGTGGCCGTGGAAAAATGGAACCAGCTTTCCGACGAGCAGAAGTTTGAAGCGACCCGTGGGGTCGGTCCCGCCGTTCTGAACAAACTGGCTGAAGACATGGGGCTGCCAGCTCCGGAAATCGAGATAGCCGTTGGTGGGTTCTGGGGCAAAACGAATCCAACCATGATCGTTAGTTTCCCCGGCGAACTATCTTTTGACCAACGCAAGGAGTTCTCCATAGCGGCAGGGGTGCTGTTGCGGCAAAACTCGGTGGTTGTCTTTGACGAAGAAGACACCACCAACGGGGACCAAGGGTTCTTTGTGAAGGTCATTCCCTCAAGACCCCTTACCTTTGAAGAACGAGCCGAGGTTTTTAACGCCGTCTCTTCCGCTTTTCCCGCAGCGGAAGGATTTACGGGAATGGAAGATGCCCTGGTCTTTGGGAACTTCACGCAGTTTAAGACGGACAAGAGCGAGCAGGTAACAAATGAAGATTTCCAAAAAGGAATTGAACAAATCCTTCCCCAAGTGGTCGAAGATAAGGACTACCAGTTAGAAGCGGCGGGGTTCAACTTCCGTTCCGAATTAGTCACCACTGAACAAACGGCAACCAACAAACCATTAGAAAACACACGTTATGGGCAAAGTAATTTGGAGAAAACCCCACCCAGGGGAACGCTGCTTTCCGAAAGGAGCGGGAGTTTTGATTCCCTTCAGACCTTCGCAGATCAAACCCTCGAAGGAGAACTCAACCGAATCGGAGGACCAATACGGCTTTCACCGTCCACCGAAGGGATGGAAGCCCCGTCCAGAACGCCAAGACAAAGCCTACGGCCCAACGCCGAACCCAACCCCGCCGTCCGAGAAGGGGTCCGAAGATACAACGAACGCTACAAGTTAGCTCCCCCCATTGAGGAGCACTACGCTCCCGTAAATGAAACCTTGGCGCGGCAAATCGCCGCTGCGTATGAATCCCTGCCCGTCGTTGACGATTCGGCTGAGACACGGGAAGCGTATGCCAAGCTGGCCGAAGAAATCCAACAACAGTGGGATTTTGCCACGCAAGAGCTTGGCATTACGTTCCTCGAATGGAACCAAGAGGGGCAGCCATACGCCAGTTCTCGGGAAATGGTCCGCGACGTTCGGGAAAACAAGCGGCTGTATTTCTTTACCGGAGGAGAACCCCACCCGTTCTTGAACCAGCCCGATGAGAATGGGCTGACCATGAACGACAAGCTCCGGGCAATTCACGATTTGTTCGGACACGCCGCCGAAGATTATCAGTTCGGCCCTCGGGGAGAGGAAAACGCCTGGATCAAGCACAGCCAGATGTTTTCCCCTTTGGCGCAGCGTGCTTTGACCACGGAAACAAGGGGACAAAACTCATGGGTCAATTTCGGGCCGCAGAATTACAACGAAGACGGATCGAAGCGGAACATACCCCCCGCCGAGCGTCCGTTTGCCGTGCAAAAAGCGGCCCTGTTGCCCGAAAACCTTGGTGATTGGAGAGCGGCCTTGTCGTTGGAAAACCCCAACATCAGCCGTTCTCAAGACACTCGTTTCAGCGAACTGACGGCATTGATCACACCGGACACCGACCTTGAAGCGTGGAAAGCCGAGAACCCGGAAGCGTATGCCGAGTTGAAGGAGATGCGGGAGAAGGTGCTTAGGGAGGCGGGGTATGATGTGAAGGCGTATCATGGGACACCCAACGGGACGTTCACGGAATTTGACGTATCCAACCAAGGAGCTACGGGAACAGCAGCCAAAGCCTTCTGGTTCACGGAAGACAAAAACATGGCGAAGAATTTCGCCAATCTTGCGCCGACAAAAGGAGAAAAACCGTCGCCTACTGTCATCTCTGTAATGCTGAAGCCCGGTGATAAGCCAGCATCCTCCGACTTCAAGGGAATCCCCGCTGCAAGAATAGGATTGGCACACTCAAAACGTGCCAGCGTGATTTCCCGTGCAAAACGCGAAGGCAAGTCCTTTGTGAAGTTCACCAATATGTTTGACTTTGGCGGACCAGCAACGGTCTATGCCGTTTTCAACCCCAACCAAATCAAATCCGCCGAGCCGCTTAACCGCGACGAGAACGGCAACTTGATTCCTCCGTCGCAATGGGCAAATGAAGGTAGCAACGACATTCGTCTCAGCGCGAGCGTAGCAACGCCGAAAGACGCTCGCTATCTTGAGCTTGCCAAAGACCCCGAAGCAAACCGCGAGGAGTTGCAGCGCATGGTGGATGCGACGGCGAAAAGAGCTGGATACACTGAAAAAGCATATCACGGCTCTCCTAACAAACCATTTTGGGTTTTTGATCCTCTTAGAAAAGGAGAAAGAACAGGCGCGAATTCCGCATTGCTTGGTTTTTTTGCAACCAACAAAAAAGAGGTTGCCGAACAATACCGTATGACAGCGAGGGAAAAAGCCAACGCTGGATACACTGGTCCGCTTGGGTTTAACTTAGAAAATGCAGAAAGGGCACTTGAATTAGCGGAGGCTATTGAAGTGTTTGCCGAGTTTGATCCAGAACAAAATGGGTTTGTTGGAAAACTGAAAGCGTATGATGAATGGGGATCACCGTATGAATGGGAAGCCGATCCCTATGACCCCTATGAAACTGGCAAAAAAGAAACCGTGTTTGAGGATGAAGAGGATGCTCTTGAAGCAGCTCAAGCTGAAAAAGATGCCAAAATAGAAGAAGCCCAAAAGCAGTTAGACGAAGTTCTTGCCAAATATGAAAAAGCTCGACAAGAAAAACTCAAGTCAAGCGTGGTTCACGATTTGTATTTGAAGTTCGAAAACCCTTTAATTTACGATTACGAGGGGGGTTCTTTCAAAGATAAAAGCTATTCAGAGCTAATACAGGAAGCAATAGCTGGCGGCCACGATGGAGTTATTATGGAAAACACTCGTGACGCTATGGACGATGATACGCCAAGCGACGTGTTTGTTTTTTTCAAATCATCGCAAGCAAAGTTGGCCGATCCTGTTACCTACGACGAGCAAGGCAACGTCATCCCGCTTTCGCAGCGGTTTAACTCGGATAGCAACGACATTCGTTTCAGCCGTTCGGCTCCCCCTGTCCTGGCAAACTCTTACGAGGCTTCCTTGTATGAAGCGATTACGGGGGAAGCCGTGGTGGAGGCGTTCACCAAGCTTACGGACGATCAACGCACCTTGGACAAGGATGCCCCGATTCTACAATACAGCGCGAGCGCAAAGACCTCTCAAGACGCTCGCTATCTTGAGCTTGCCAAAGACCCCGAAGCAAACCGCGAGGAGTTGCAGCGCATGGTGGATGAAAAACTGGCGGCAATCGGCGCATTTTGGCATGGAACTCCAAGCGGAGACTTGCGGGGAGGGGTAACAGGGCTTCATGTCGGGACGAAGCAAGCGGCTATGGAGGCTCTGGAAGCTCGAATTGGAATACCTGCGGACGGTAGGGGGTGGGACGGAACTCGGGAATATGGGGATACTTTGCTGGCCGGTAAAGAATTGATCAATACGGGGAAATTTGGAAAATATCGACTTACTGGATACAACGTGGATGCTCCATCGGAAAACTATTATCCAAAGAAAATGCCGACCCTTGGGAATGGCGTATTGGTAAATCCTAAATGGAAACCTTGGTTGCGTCCTGTCCTAATTGTTGGAGGCATGACCAACACAAGGAATTCCCCGATCTCTGATAATGCTGCAAATCGTAAAATTAAGCGTAAAAAAGGCGCGTTCTACATCAACGAAGGCGAGGATGCAGGATCGGTCTCAGCAGTCTTACCGAACGGTGAAAGCGTGCGAGTTAAACTGCCCGACCCTGTAACCTACGACGAGCAAGGCAACGTCATCCCGCTTTCGCAGCGGTTTAACTCGAATAGCAACGACATTCGTTTCAGCGCACCCGTGCAAGCGCAGTTCCCGGCTTCCACGGCAACCCTTTACAATCGGGCGGCAGCCAAGAATACCACGGCGTTCTCTCGCCTGCGCTCGCTGCCTGAATGGGAACCCGTCACCAAAGCTTTGGATACGGTGCAGTATATCCCGGACACGCAAGCCGCGATCAACGAACGCGCCACCGCTTACATCGAAGACTACTTCAAGGCTCACCCAACCCTGGCGTCCGATGATCCCCTCTCCTATGATACCCTGTTCCGTGCAGCTATGCAGGAGCACAGTTTCACCGGAGGCGACCGAGTTGTTACGTTGGGGCATATCGTTAAACGAGTCAAAGAAGCCAGCCGCCGCGTTCAAGCTTTGGCCAACGCCGCCGATAGTTCTTTGAGCCAATCCGACCGGGCCAGCGCACAAATGTTGGCCGATCTCTACAACGAAACGCTTTCGTCCATGCTCGCGCAGCTTGCCGAACTGTCCAGCATGGCGGGAAGTGAGCTAAACTATGTCCGCATGGTCTCGCATCTCTTTGACCCGATCACTTGGAGACGGCAATACACGAACCCGGCCATCAAAGGACAAGCGGAAACGCTGGGAGCCAAACCAGCCGTCAAAGAAATCATGGGCGAGTTGGAACGAGCCCACGACACGGGTAGCCGGAATACTTACGAGCGGATGCTCCGAGTCATCGAAATGGCCAGCCGTCGCTTCCTGCCCAAGACGGCCAGCGAACGAGGCGTGCGAGCCAACTCGGCCCTGTCCAAAGCTTTGTCCGATGCAAAGGCGGGGATGACTAACGTGCAAATCGTGGAACACGCCACGGAAGTCATTGTGGCTCAGGTCTTCGATAACCTGCTGCGTAAATTTGAAGCCGTGCCGAATACCGCCGCCAAAGAACGCGCCTTGAGATCAGTGGAAGAACGGGCTCGGGCTCTGGCTCAACGACAGATCAATGGAGTCTTGGAAGCCCGGCTGCAAGGTGGCCGGGTGGAAGCACGGGCCGAGGCCGAGGGGTCTGCCCAGTCTGACATGCAAAAAGCTCTGGCTCTATGGGCCGAGGTAGCCGATGAGGCCGCCCCCGACTCGATCATGGAAATTTCCAAGATCATCTTCGACCACGTATTGATGGAAGGCAACGATGCCGACACTCCTTACAGCGGTCTCTTTGTCAACGACCGGAGCCTATGGAATCCGGACTACATTTTTGATACCGAAGGAGCCAAGAAACTGCGCAAGGCCGTGCTGCATAACGTGATCTTGACGGAGGAAGTCCGCCGCTCTTTGCAAAGCCGCGAAATGACCGAGAAAAGTTTTGCCAACAATCTGGCCATCGCCGCCCCGCATCTCAGCCAAGAACAACGCGACAAGATTGCTGCGGCTGCCGTGGCGGTTTACCGGGATGAAGTCTCCAAGGCAGCGGAAGCCGGGTTGGCTCGGATGGTCCGGGACATTGCCAAACGTAATGACGAGAAAGCTATCGAGCTTCGCAAGGTCTTGGCCCATCGGCAAACCATGGACCGTCTGCTTGGGATCATCAACATGGGGGCTTTCCAGAAGCCCGACGTTTACAATGCGCTAGCTCCCTTCTACGGACTGCCCACTTACAACAAGGAAACAGCGGACGAAATCGAGCGAGACGCGCAGGCTTTGCAAGCTCTCTCGGACAATTCGATTCAGCGAGGGGAAGCCGAGCAACGATTGATGCTCAAAATTTTCAAGGCCCACTTCGATGAAACCAAGGGATTCTCCAAAGCGTTTCGCTGGTGGAAGATCAGTGGGCTGGTCTGGCAAGCCGGGGTGTTGCAGGGGCTCCGCACTCAAGGGGTCAACGCCATAGCTTCGTTTGCCGCAGTGCAGATGGAGTCGGCCTTTTCTGCTGCGGGCCACGCTTTGTATATGCAGCGGCAGGGAGTCCCGGGGGCGCAGGCTTACGGGGCGTTCGGGGACATTGTTGGCGGGCTGAGACGGGCCTTTGGAAAGAACTTGGATGGGTCAAGCCGTCGCGCCTTTGATGAAACTTGGTCGGCAGTGGGCAAAGGGATGTCTCGCTTTAAGACCGACAAGCTAGAAACCCTGCCTGAGCTGGAAGCGTTCACCTTTGAACCCGCCGTGGCTCAAGCCGGGGAAAACTTCATGGATGCTTTGCAGACTAAAGGATTACCGGGCATAGCCGGAGCCGGGGTCCAGATGCTCGCAAGCTACGAGCTGTCGAAGTTCCGCAATCCTACGCTGGCTTTGGTCCATGCCCTGCAAGGCAAAGGATCATTGGCGGCAAAAGACTTGGCCCGGTTGCGCGATAATTACCTGGCCGGACGCAAGCTGGTTGCCCGCTTTATGATGGCTTCCGACGCGATCAACAGCGGGATTGGAGCCAGCACCAAGATGCTGCTGATTCGCAGAACTGCCGAGGCTCTCGGGACGCAGCCCAAACTAACCGAGGAGGTTATGGCGGCAATCGTGGAACAGGCCAAGCAAGTAGTGGCAAACGAAGATGCCGAGGGGCAATTTGGAATCAAAGGAACTCCGTCGCACCGGGTCTTGCGCTCCCGCCGTTTGGAACAACTCGTCGAGCGTGAGCTTCTCGGAGGCCACGCCAACGAAGTCTTGGTCCGGGACTTTGCAGCCAAGGCAACCTTCAACGGGGAAGCCTACGGAGTTCTCGGATTGCTGGCCATGTCGTGGGGAAAATTGGCTCTCGGCTTCGGGGGTCCGGCAGGCGCACAGTATGGAAGCTTCATGCGGACGCTGTCGAACCTGTTAAACTACGGGCTGGAGTTCGGCCCTTATGGATTTGTCCGGGCTTTGCGGGGAGGCCAAGGAACCCTATCGTCCGCTTTGGCCAAAGCTCTCCCCGGGTTCAAACAATTTGCCGAGAACTTCCAGACCTACGAAAAGGGCAGCCCGGAATACTACGCGGCCTTGGTGCGGGCAGCGGCAGGAACCGCCGTATGGGGAGCCTTGGCGGCCTTGGTAGCAGCGGCTTTTCGAGACCGGGAGGAAGGACGCGAGCCTTTCATTAGGATTTACGGGGAAGGCCATCAAGACCTGCGCACCCGCCGAGCCTTGCGCGAAGCCGGGATTTTCAAGCCGCAGCATATCCGTATTGGTTTCGGTGACTCGGCTGTCTGGATTCCTTACAAGGACCTTCCAGGGGTTTCGCTGGCCCTGACCTTTGCCGGGGCTATTTCAGACAAAGTTCTCTACGGGGATTACGAACCCAACGAGGCGGCGGCAATCTGGGGAGGGGGCTTCCTTAGCGGGGCGGCCTTGCTGCTGGACCGTGAAATGATGAGCGGCTTGTTCAATATGCTGGAAACCGTATCGGCTTACTCGAAAGGAGAAACCGAAGAAGGGGGACGCTTGCTGCTTAATCAATACCGAAGTGCCGTGGGACCATTCCTCAACCCGGGGATGACGAAGATGGTCGAAGAGCTAGTCTCCAAACAACGCTACGATTCGACCTCAGGCCCTTTAGCAGCCACTATGGCGGCTTTGCCTATGGGTCAAATGCTGGCCAACAAACCCGCCATCAATGTTCTGGCCGAACCTGTGGAACTTCGCACCGAGGACATTCTCTTCGGACGGTTCTTCTCGACAACCAACTTCCACCCGATCTTGGGGCCTTTAGCGGAAGCCGGGTTGGTCGTCCCACCCCCGCGCCGGGAAGTCATCGCGGATGATTCTACCCGAATGGGGGTCCGCCCAGCCAAGCCCGAAGAAACCCGCCGCTATAATGAACTCTACGGCGAGACCATGCGCGAATTTTTAGACCCGGACCAAGTCCGCTACCTGACCGAGCTGGCCAAAGACGGACCTATGCAACGCGAGATTGCCAAAGAAATCCTCGGGAAGTTTGGCACGGCTGCGGCCCAGATTGCCTGGAGCCAAATGGAGGACGAAATGGGGGTGTCCCGGGGGAACAAGTCACGGGCAATCAAAACCAGAGACCGCTGGCACTGGGAAAAGGCCGCGTTAGAGGACTAAAATTTGACGCCCGATGCCCACGCGGAAACTCAAAGACCCTTCGCTAGTCCCGAGGCGTGGATGGGAAGCTGTGCAGGAAGATGGACAGATAGTTCGGGGGGCTACGTTCAAAGGGTTGATCTCCCAAGTAGAGCAGTATCGCTATGCCAACGGACTGGAAGTGCCGCCGAACTTGCGCCGCTTGGTCGAAGAACAAATCTGCCGAGCCTTGGAACAACGAGGACTGGGGGAGCACAGCGAACGTTGTGAGTTCTTGTCCGCGGACGACGCAAAAAATCCCCCGGCCCTGCGCGATTGGCGGCGAGGACCGAGGGACTTAATCAATTTTGGGAAAGCGGTGCGCGTGGTTGCCGGGGAACTGGGCAAGGGGAACCCGGTTTGCGTAAGTCGAGAAGAAGCCGAGCGGCGAGCGGCCATCTGTTCGCAATGTCCCCACAATGTCCCCATCGGCAACTGTTGGGGATGTGGAGAACTGGGAGCTTTGTTCCGAGCCGTGCAAGGAGGGTTGGAAACCTCAGCCGATCCCCGATTGCATAGCTGCGACCGTTGCGGATGCAACTTGCGGACCAAAGTTTGGATCACCGAGGAGGCCTTAAACTTGGTTGAAAGGGAACAAGGGATCGGAGCAGAAGAGTTTCCCGAGTGGTGCTGGAGAAAAACTGACCCTTCGCTTTTTCCTTATAACCCGTCGCCGCTTAGTTAAATGTCTCAATTTGCTTGCGCTCCGTTTCGGTCGAGTCTGATTTACTAATTGTGTCCATTTTAGTATTCAAGTAGTAGTTGGGGCGGAACTGGTGGCTTTTACGTTCGCAGAAGAATATGTCCCGCAGCCTTCGCTTGCAGGGTGCTTGCCCTTTCTCCATCGGGGCCACTGCGAGCAATAAATCTTGTGCCGATATTCTCCGCAGATCACGCATCGTTGCTGAGATGGGTGATAGTATCCATTTACGTGGGTGGTTTCCCAAATGGCATCACAAAATCCTTTGAACAAATCGGTGGAGGACAACAGCCTCCCGTTAGGTCTTTTGGTTTGTTCATAGCTTTTTGGCGGGAGGCTGTGCCTCACCTTGGGCGTTGATCGAATAAATAATTTTGTTCCCCTGCATTTTTTCTGTTGACATATCCCAGCGTTGGGTTATTTTGATTGCGCAATGAGCACCACAAACACCACAAGTCAGGCTGCCGCCACGCTCGGCAGCATCACCACCCCAGCCAAAGCCGCCGCCGCTCGCAAAAACGGAGCGTTGGGCGGGCGGCCTGAAATGCCAATCACCATGGTCGAGGAGACATGCATCGCTAACCGGATTTACTCGCAGGTCTGGCAGCGCGGCACCAAATTTGCCCATGTCGTTTTTTATATTCAGGACGGCCAAACCCGCTCGGGTAACAGTTATGCTCAGGGGAATACTCCGGCGGCGGTCAAATATGTTGCAGGATGGGTCGAGCGGAGCCGGGCGTTTGCCGCGCACCACAAATTTTGCTCGGATAGAGCGTAACGGCCAACAATCCAGTCCACCGAATCCCGCCCCGCCGCGTGCTCGCACCGGCGGGGTTTTTCGTCCGTCAACATTGCAGCGCAGCGCGATCACGGGCGGGATTCGGTGACTTGGCCGTTCGGAAAAATCATGATTGTTCCTCCGCGAGCCTATCTTGACATTCCAAGCATATGCACATGCCTCCTATTACAACACCTTCACCACTGAGCATTGCGTCACGATCTTTTTCGCTCAGCCCCCAAGCTTGCAGCTGTTCGGCCTCCGCGTTTCTTAGATCATCTTCGGTCAGGCACTTGCCCGCATCCGCCATTTCATCCGCCTCATTTTCGAGCACGAGGTCGGGACTTATTTCGACTTCCACCATTGCAGCGGGGTCGGGATCGAATACCTTTCCACATTCTTGACATTTGAACTTATCCATTTTCGTATACTTTCTTCGCTCCTAGCGGCCCGTGATCGCGGACGTTAGCTGAAAATAATCTCTGCATTGTGGCGATCATCTTTCATAGGATACCATCTGCTCCAGCGGAGGATTCCGAAAAATCGGTGTTCGATTTTTACAAAATCCCGCTCGCAATCCACCACAATCCCTTCCCGGATGTGAATTTTTCCGCAGTCATCGCGCCATTTGACCAACATGCGCTGGCCTTTTCGGATTTTTAGTTTCATCGTTGTTTCCATAAAAATTCAGCTAACAAGCCAGTCCAGCTAATCGTCACCCGCACCGCGCGCTGGGTTAGAATCGGGCGCACCGCTTGCGGGTGCCGATACCTGACCCCTGTTTCCGACAAGGATTCCTCGGTGGTCCGTCGAAGAAGATTCCGAACAAGGCGGTGCATCCAACGGCGGGATCGCGTCACTTTTGATTTTCATAGGTTTTCCTCCCGCCGTGGCTGACCTTGGTCGTTCGCCATATCTGCAACGCGCCTTTCCGCAATGCAGATCGTATCGTTGTGGCAGGCTCCGTGACAGACCAGCAGCACCTCCGCCAGTTCGTATCCGCGCTTCTTGCCCATCCCGCAGGAATCCCACCCGAAGGACAGCACCACGTCACCCGGCCCTTGTATCCGGGCCAACGCATCGCGTTCCTCCTTCCAGTTCTTAGTCCTTTGCCATGCGTTTCCCTTCCGGCGTTTCACGGCGTCCAGCGTTTTCGGGTCCACCCCTGCCGCCTCATAGCAGTCTGCCGCCTGGCGCGGGCTATATGGCGGATCGAACAAGATGCAGGACGGGCGGACTCCTTCGCGGCCCAGCCATTCCGCGAAGTCGAGCACGTCCATGTGGTGCATTGCCTTGGTCGCGGGGTTCAGGTCGTTCGTGATGTCTGCCAGTTGGCAGTCCCGGGCAAAGCAGTCCACCGACACCGGACGGAGCCAGCGTTCCACGAAGGCGCGGATTGGCTTCATCGAGAAGGTCAGAGGCGACGGCATACACCACACCCGAGAAATGGCGAACAAGTCGCTGGACCTAATGCCCACCGCGTCGGCGGTTTCAGTGATTGCGGAGTCTGTTGGCGCGGTAGTCATAGGTCAACTTGTGCGTTCTGCGGAGTATTTCCGCAAGCTGGGCAGGCGTCCTATCATTTGCATAGTGCGTCAAGCAAATTCAGGGCGGCGGGGTTACATGGAGGAATTGGAGGATCAATTCGGGAGCCCGTTGGCAGCCACGCCAACCCCGTTACGGCCTCATGCCTAGTTAGGCCGCAAATTTTACGGCCATCGGGAAGTATAACTGAGAATACTGGCATCGAGCCAATCCCAGCCCGTTCTGTGTTTTTCATAGGTTTTATGGGTGTGACCGCGTTAAAAAGCAACGCGCCGCCCTTGGCTCTCCTCCTGGGCTTGGATGAATGGGTGCGTCTGCTTGGTGGCATAGCAGAAGGCGTAAGCAAACACCAGCAGCAGGCACAAAGTCGCGGCAACGAGAGCCCCACTCAAAAACGCGGACCAGTAACGGGCGCGTTCCAGGGCTTTTATCTCGTGGTCGAAGTAAAGTTTATTGGGCATATTTTTAGTTGGGATTAGGGGTTGAAGGTGAGGTTGAAGGTATGACACCGAACTCCGCTGAGCGTTCAATAATTTTTGCAGTTCAACTAGGGCTCGGTCGGCAGCCCCGCGAAACCGTTTCCGTAAAACCAAAGAACACTCGGAATACGGAGGCCATGGAATAGCCGTGCCCCCGGGCAACGGATTCAACCGCCGACCATCAGGAGCGTAAAAAAGAGCGTAGGGTTGGCCCCCAGACCGAAGCCACAAGGAATACTCGTAGCCGGGGAACAGGGGCGCAGCCGACAAACGAACCTCGGGGAAGGGCGGGGCCTTAACTGGGAAAGATGTGCAATCGGGCATAGGTTTTTAGCGAATCGTTTTACCAACGGAAGGCTGTGCCTGAACCGCTTTGGCTATGGCGGAACGGACAATGCCGTCGATCTTGGTGACAAACTCCGGACTGACCCGCTCGAACTTGTGGAACTTGTTCTTGGCGGCGTAGTCCAAAGCATACTGGCGGACGGCTCGGGCGTTGAGAAATTGCGTGCTCACAGGCGACCTCCTTTTTCTATAGCCGGGAAGCACCAAGCAGCATAGAGCCTGGCTCCCCGGGCGCGGCGTTCCAACTCGGCAATGCGCTGGATTTCTTCCGAGCGGTGTCTGGCTAGGTCGCGGCGACGACGGAAGGCTTCGGTCGCTTGGCGTCGGGCGCACAAGGCGGCCCGGTATCGGCGGATGTTACGCTTTATTTGATTTATCATAGGAGTTTTAGTTTGGATTTGAGTTGGTGCGAAGCCAGTATAGGTAGGCATCCTTTCGCCCCGGAAACGGGGTGAGGGTTCCGTCGCTGTTCAAGACATGGAAGGTGGGCTGCCCAAGATGAGGCTCGGCCCAGTCTTTTTGACCGAGGGCGATGATGTCCCCGGGCTCCACGTTGGGCAGGACGCGGAGCCCGGGCTCCCCGCAGTTGCCCACAAAGTCGCCCCAATGGAACTCTCCGGAGAGTGTTTCAAAAGTGACCTTGGCGGCCCAAGGTCGGCCCTTTTCAGTGGGGTCATAAGCATCAGTTTCTAACATTAGAGTCATATTTTCTGTGTGTGTGTCGGTTGGTTTAATTCTTGGCGGCGCGGATAGAAACCACGCGACCAAAAGGGAAAGGTTTGTCGGCCCAGTAGCCGGGGCGAGTTAGAACCCACAGCGTTGGAACTCCGGGGTCCACAAGCCCGTCACGAATGAACTCCCCGTCGGTAATGACGATGCACCAGTCGAAGGATTCCCCCTGTTGCCGAATGAAACGGAAGCCCGGGCTAAGGTCGGTTCCACCCCGACCGCACCACCCAGCCCAATTCTGCGGAGGAAAATCACCGCCCGTGTATTCCTCTGAACAGTGGACTTCGGTGTCGCACTGGACCAAGTTGACGGTAGAATCGGGAAACAAGGCGAGGATTTTCCCCAAGTGCGCCAAGGCTTGGGCGCAATCCGTGTCTCCCATGCTTCCACTGGTATCAACCAGCACCGCACCGTTGGTTTTGTTGCGACTGTAATCGGTCGGAAGGATGATACCCTGCGACTCGGCCAGACTGTGCAGGCGGCGATTGATGCGCTCATAGCTGGGTTGTCCCGCGTGAGCGTTGGCCAGAAACTCTTCAAGCACGGCCCGCCAGTTGATGGCAGCGGCCAGTTCGTAGTCCCCGAAAAGTTGATCGCGGACTCCCGAAATAATCGCCCCGAGCCCAAGAGGGCTGTATTTGTCGGCGGCTTCATGGTTGAGCAAAGTTTCCAGAAGGATGGATTGCCCATCTTCATGCTCGGACTCCGGGGTTGGTGAGTCTTCGATGTCCCCGGTCGCCGGGGAGCAGTCAAAAAGTTGAGCGAAACTCCCGCCGATTGGACCGTGACCTTGTCCGAAAATTTGTCCTCGGTCTCGCCCTTTACCGCCACAAGCTTGACCATCGTCTGGCACTTGGTCGGGGGCGGGGTCGGGGTATAGCCCCTCACCGCTACAATCTTGGTCAGAGTCCCGGCCACCATCACCACTACAATCCGGGCCTTCTTCGCCTCGGTTTTGTCCGGAGTTTTGTCCGAAGTTTTGTCCGAAGTTTTGTCCTTGGTTTTGCTCCTTCTCACTCGCTTTTTGCTTGAGCAGCTCATAGTAGGCTTCCGCGTCGAGGTTCGGGGGCAGGTCCGCAAAAGAACCCGCCCCAACGAAACAACCCGACGCAAAGGCGGACGGATCAATCAACTCTGCATAGAGAGCCCCGAAGTCTCCGTTGAAAGCGGCCCGGTAGCCTCGATTCAAGAGGCAATTCAAAGCCAGATCGGCGGCGATATTGTAATCCCGATGGTCGCGCCCTTGGCGACGATGTTGGTGCTGACTGAGGACGTGCCCAACTTCATGCAGAACGATGGCCTTGGTCGCGTTGAAGCTCAGACGATCCACGAAGTCGGGGTTGTATTTCAAGACCTTGCCGTTGGTGCTGAGAGTGGGGCAGGAGCGGTCCTCCAAGACTTCCCAGCGGGTCAGAACGGTCGGAACCGCAATGGGCTCCTTGCGCCCGACCCACCGAAGGGCTTGGCTGATTTTCTCCCCGGCAGACAGGTGCGCGTCGCGCCGGGGAGCCTGATCTAAGGTTGGTTTGCTCATAGGTTTATGCTGTTGGCTTGTTGTTGTGTTCAGTCGAGGCTTACCCCGGCTTTTTGCAGGGCATCTACCGCAGCCACCAGCAGGGCGTGCGGGCTGTTTGGGTCCCGGGGGCTAGTTGTGTCCCGCCCCCACTTTGTCAGGGCCTTGAGGGCCTGCGCCAACTCGGGAGCGGCGGCAATCAGGCGGGCGTTGGCCTCCCCTACGGCGAAGCCGTCTAATCCTGCGGGGGTGTGCTGGCTGTTGTTGGTTTGTGTATTCATAGGTTTGTGTTCTTTCTTTGGTTTGGTTTGGTTTGGTTTGGGGTTTCAAAGTTCGCTAAAATTGAGACCCGGGGGCCAAGCGTCAATTTGCATAAATTGCTTAGTCGCTTGGTCCGGACTTTTTGTAATCAAAAACCCGGCTTGTTTGAAACAAGAGCTAATCTCTTTGATCGCCCGTGCCGAGCTGGCCGGAATCCAGGTTTGAAAACAACAGCGGGAAGGGCAAAATTTACACCCGGTCATCGACCCAATTCCTGGAGTGAGTTGAGCTTCTTTCGGAACGTTCAAAAGAAGTCGGACATACTCGTTAATTCTGTCCGCGATACGCTGCGCTTCTGCAATGTCGTTATTTTTCATGGCTTTGGTTTGGTTTGGTTTGGTGTTGTGCCTCCCCGCTTGTCGGGATTTGGACAAACGGGGAGGCTGGGTTCAGTTATCGCACAGCCCACACATAATCTTCCAGCCCGCAAAGAGAAGGAAGCTTCTCCCCGGCAAGACGGAACCACCAGGCCACGGCTTCCCGGCAGCTTGGATTCTCGGTTGCACAGCGGCGGAAATACTTGGCCACCAGACGGGTATGCTCGGGGTTGATTTCCGGCGATAGTTTGCAGCCTGATTCAGCCTTGCCCGGGTCGAACAAGCGGACCAAGAAGGACTCGCCAAGGGCATAGAGAACCCCGACTTGGTCAGCGGGAGGAAGCTTGGCCTTGGCGGGGTCTTTGACAACTTGGTCAAAGGTCGGGCAGTCGATCAGCGTTGCCCGATAGGCCAGGTATTCCAACCCCGCCACCTGACCCACCAATCCCAAGACCACCGCTTCTGTAACTTCCACGGGCAATGTTAGATCGTCGAGCACGCTGGCCGCTTTGGCCGCCCACGTAAAGGTGCGGGGGTTCGGGCTGGCTTGCTCCAAGTAATCGTGGCGGGGACCGCCGAAGATTTCCGGACGAAAGCGGGCGTAGCCAACAAGGGCGGGGTCAACCGAAGAACGATTGGCCCAGTCAATCCAGTGATCTAAGGCTCCGGGTCCCTTCGTGTCCACGTAAAGGTGACACAGACGGGTGTTGACCGCCGTGTTGAGGGGCGTGGTGTCCCGATCCGATGAGCCATTGCCAGCCGCGACCACACGGCACCGCCTGGAGAGAAACCGCCCGTTGACCCCGCGGTCCAAGAGAACTTGCAGGGCCACGTTCAAGACGGAACGGGATGCCCGGTCAAGCTCATCCAAGAACAGAACACAAGGGTAGTCTTCCCCATATAGGTCGGCCCACGGAAGCCGGGCGTTGGCGAGGTATTCGACAACGCGGCGCACGACCCCGTTGTATTCCCGATTCGTGGGGGACGGGATGCCTCCGAGGTCACTGGCTTCCTTGTCGGAGAGGCGCAGGTCGAACACGGGCAAACCAAGGTCATCCGCAAGGCTGTTTACAGTAGCAGATTTGGTCCATCCGGGAGGTCCCCAAACAATGGGGACCAAGTTAAGCTCGTCAATCCAGAGGACTGCGATTGCCTGTTTGATGATGGCCAGCGGGTAAGCGCGGGCCGTGATAGGTGCTGATTGTGTGGTTGCTTTCACAGGTTTGTGTTTGGTTTGGTTGTTGGTTGGTTGGGTGAAAGACTTTGGCTCACACCCTATTGGAAACGGCTCCAGACTTCAGGGCGGCCAGAATACCCCCGGCTTCCGTGGCCAAGGTCTTGCGGACTTCGGAACCCCGGTCGTCCTTGGCCCGAAGCGTCCTGTCTTGGTTGGCCCTGGCGAGCTTGGACACCAGTGTCCGGATTTGGACAAGGGAGCGGTCAATGGCCGGGTCCTTGCCAAAATTCAAAGCTGGCAGAGCTTCGGTCAATTCTTCCAGTCCCGTAATGAGCGTGTCCTCGAAGCGGACGATCTGGCCCGCAGAAAACGCCGGGAGTGAGTCGGTGACACGGCGCAGGGCGGCAGCGATGCCATCCACGCAGGCGCGATGGACGGCGTCGGCTTTCTCGGCCTGCTCTTTGCGGATTGCCTCCTCGATTCGCTGCCTGGCAGCCGGGGAAACATGGTTCAAACGCAAGTCTCCCGCGTTGACAATGGCCGATTGGCGAATAGAGAATTTATACCTCTCCCGCAAGTCGGTTTCGGTCGGGAACCCGAGACGATCAAAGGCCCCGTTTAAGTCGGCCCGAGCCTTGGCCTCAAGCTCAGGGAGCTTGGTGATGAGTTCTTCCACAGCGGAGAAGAACTTGTTGCGGTAATCCTCCAGCTCAGAGAGAACCTTTTCCAAGCGGACGTTTGGAATGAGGAAGAACCCCTTGCCGTCCCAAGGCGAACCGTTGGGGAAAGCCAGCACCTTGCGAGCTTCCCCAACAATCTGCTGCGGGGGGAGACGGTCGGCTTTGCTGAGTCTCTGGATGTAAGCTGTGAAGCGATCAGCGGTAGCGTGCTCGGCTTCGGCTGCATGGGCCGCCGCCGTGGTGTCCTTTTTGGACCACGGGTAAAGCCCCGCTTCAAGGCCCACAAGGGAACAGTCCCGGCTTAGGTCGAAGGCGTTGTTGGATGTGTTGAATGTTGTCATAGTGTATTGTTTGGTTTGGTTGGTTGGTTGGTTGGTTGGTTGGTTAGCGGGTTGGTTGGTGTAACGCACCCCGGGGAATCATTCCCACAGAGCTGCCTGGTAAGCTGGGAGCAGGGAAACAATGTGGCGATTCACAGAATCGTGAAGCTTCCGGATTTTCTGGAACAGGGGTTGCTCTGGAAAGTCCCCCTCGGAACACTGATACAGGAAACACTGGATGGACTTGGACACCTGGCACCAGGTAACAAGGGTGCCCCGGCTCAAAAATTCCCCGCAAAACCGAGCCTCGGGCAAGGCTTCCCGGATTAAAGAGGTGGGGGGCGTCGGGGTTTCCCCGAAGCCGGGATACCGTTGGTTGACGGCTCCCACGTTCAAGGCATGAAGGTCAGTCACGAGCAAGGCCGGGCCATCCTCACTCTCCAGACCGGGGAACTCCCCGGGACGGTAAGAGTGAAAATACAGCGCAGCGGACAGCACTTGGCCGAGGGTTCTTGGTGATACAATAAAAGCACTCATGGTTTGGTTTGGTTTGGTTGGTTGGTTAGTTAGTTAGTTAGTTAGTTAGTTAGCTGGTTGGTGGCTTGTCCATCGTGCGTCGTTGACCACCGAATCCGCGAGAAAACCGTGCGGCGGTTTGGCAACAAAAGCCTCTGGAAGTGTCAACCCGTTTGCTTCCGCAAACAGGCAAAGGTTTTCCAAGTCTTCCGGGTTTTCTCGGAGATAGCGGACGGCTAGGACTTTATCGTTTGCCAGCCACAGGGCTGTATCAAGTAGGGTTGCTTTCATGTTATTTTATAGGTTGGTTGGTTGGTTGGTTGGGTGAAAGACTTCGGCTCACACCCTATTGGAAACGAGGTAATCATCGAGAGCCTCCAGCACTACGGCGGGAGACATCCTCAGCTCTACGTATTGCTCACCCACCGCTGAGGCATAGCCCTGCCTGGCGAGTGTTAAGCTTTCCAGTTGGTCGCGGAGAGCTTGCAGGGCGGCATAGTTTCTCCTCTTGCGGCCTAACAAGGCGGCAACGTCGGGCGGCGTGGCGATAGCGGGAAGCGGTGTCGGAGTTTGTAGGGTATTCATAGGATAAAATGAGACACGCGAATTTCGGAATCGTTCAATCAAGACAATCAAAGGATGCCAGCTCGTCACGCAAACCTTGCGCCCCGTAGGTGTCAAAGATGTAATCAATATCGTCGGCCCTATAACCTTGCGCTTCCAGAGCCTCGGCCAAAGATAGGTAACGGTGCGGAATCCCACTGAAACGAGACTCCAAGGGCTGCCAGCCGATGTTTTCCTCGGGCAAAGGATATCGGCAACGACTTTTAGCCTGAGGAAACGACCACCAGGAAGCCGAAGGAGCGGCGGTGAAGGCATAAGTCCGCGTCAAAGTCAGACAAATGTCCCGGAAGAGGTCAATCACGTTGTCCAGGTCGGGGAGGTAGATAAACTCTCTCGCCGTGTGGGGATGGTAATACCCGGCACTAAAGTTGGCCACGCTAACGCCAACCCCGAGGTCGCGGAGCGTCATCACATCGGTCAAGCTCCCGAAGTCAATCCTCTGGAAGCCGTGGGACTCCAACAGGGGAGCCACCGCAGCTTGGAATTCCGGCGAGGACAACGGTCCGCTGATGTCAGGGACGAAGTCCCCTCCCCCGCGACGGTCGGCTTGCAGAATGAACCGGGCATTGGCGAAAAACTCCACGCAGGCTTGCGCCGATCCAAGACAACCCGCTTCCTCGTCCACAAAGAACGCGGCTTTGAGATTTACAATGTCCGGGTCGTGCAGGAGAGCCAAGGCCGCGACAATCCCGCACTTGTCATCACCACCAATCCCGACTTGTTCAAGCCCCTGCCAATCAAACCCCGTGACAAAATCCCCACAGGGAGATACCAACGGAGTCAGCACATGGTCCTTGGGCAAAAGCTCATGGACCGTGTCCAGATGCGCCACGACACATGGCACAGAGTCCGCCAAAGGGTCCCCCTTGGTCACGTAAATGTTTCCAAGGCTGGCCGGGTCCTCGGAGACAAGGACTCCGGGCGGCAGGGCTGCCAGGACGGCGGTAATCATGGCTTCACAGCGGCCCGTGGTGGACTGGACTGGAAGGATTCGTTCGAGCAAAGCTCTATGGTTGGAATTCATAAGGGTAGTTGTTTGCATAAGGGTAGCTGTTTGGTTGTGTGTGTGTGTGTGTGTGGCCGCTTTATTCTTCACCGGATTCGGTGTTGATGATGAGGTCAGCCACCTGGCTGACAGTCCTTCCCCAAGCGTTCCACTCGTTGAGACAGGATGTCAGGCTGGCATGA